CCCCCTCTCCCTCCACGCGACGGGCTACCCGCCGCAGGGCGTGGTATGGTTCTAGACATGGAAGAGAGCTCTATACCCGATCGGGACTATGACCCGAACCGCCTAGACGGGTTGACGTACGGCTTCTACGACGCCTACTTGGCCCGGGAGGCGGGCGCACACCCCTACGACAACCGGAACCCCTCCGTATACGAACCGCACTACTACCCGGCGTGCCGGTCGCTGTGCGGATTCAACCCGCCTATACCGACGCATGACGGGAATGCCATATCGCGGGGCGAGTTCTCCGACGAGATAGAGGATTTCAGCGTGCATTTGAACGCGCTGCAAACATTGATCGACGCGGCGTGGCGCACAGTGCCCGGGAACGACGACCCGCTCCTGCGCGGCTACCCATATGCTGTGCGCCACATGGAGGATAGTTGGGTGGAGTTCCGTTTGTCGAACGACTATACGACGGCCCCCGTACGCTTGCAGCCGGGGGAGGGCTACGACTTCCTCAGAAGACGGAAGATCCCGGCGCACAGCCCACGCCCTGATAGGGCCGCTTTCGTGTCGTATACTGAGGTGAAGGCACTTCTAGCGAAAAGGAAGGAGACGGATGACGCAGGCTGATGTGCAGCGTAACGCCATCGTGGCGTGGATGGCGAAGCACGACGGTGACTTCGGCTACACGAACGACTACCGCCGCAAAGACCCGGAGCGCTACGGCTGGGGGGACTGCTCCAGCACCATAGCGCAGGCCTACAGGCAGTGCGCGGGCATAGAGATAGGCGAGCGGAGTTTCAATATAGCGTCGGACCCGGACGCGTACACGGTGGCGTCGGCGACGAGTTGGCGTGATCTGCCCCTCAGTGACCTGAAACCGGCCGACATCATTTGCATGGGTTGGCATTCGGGCCCCTTCGCTGGGCGGATAAGCCACGTCGAGCTCTACGCCGGGGGCATGTACACGTGGGGGCACGGAGGCCCGGGCAGGGGACCGAGGCTGCACTCGCTGTCGGACCGGTCCCTGACGGGCTCGGCGACGATCATCATCGTCAAGCGCTATATCGGCGATACACAGGACAATGACAACACCAGTAAAGGAGACGATTTGACACCCGACGAGCACAACATGCTCAGCTGGCTGTACGAGAACATCAAGGTGCCGAGCCAGGGCTTCGGCTACCCCCAGGCGACGCAGAACTCCATCGCGGAGCTGAAGGAAGTGGCGGCCAACCTGACGCAGGCCGTGGAGTCTATGACGGCGACGGTGAACAGGATTGCGACGGACTTGACTGTGCCGGGGTACGGCTTCGGCTACCCTGCGGCGAGCCACGCCGCGCTTGAAGAGACGATCAACAAGCTGAATGACATTCAGAACACGCTGGCTAAGCGGGGTGACGCTAAGTGACGACGCAGGAAACACCCGCCACTACAGGACCCAAGCACCTGGATACCCCCACGTTGACGGACGAGCAGAAGGCAGCGGCGTTCGCCGCGGCTGCGCACACCGTGGAGACGGGCGGACTGCCGCAGGGTGACGGCGGCCTGGCGGACCCGAACCGGAAGAACGCCTACCACTTCGACGAGCTTGTGCCGACTCAGATTCAGCATAAGGCCCGTTCTGTCATCCGGACGTTCGTGGTGTCTCTAATCGGCGTATTGGCTGCGTGGGGCGCCAAAGTAGGCATCACTCTGCCCGCCGACCTGGCAGACACGATTACGGCGGCCGTGTGGGGGCTTGTCACGGTGTGCGCACAGTGGCTGCTCAATACTAAGTCCGTGGACCGCTTCCTCCACAAGGTGGTTCCGTTCCTGGCGACTACACCCCGCAGTTGACGGTGTTCTAAGCTAGACGAAGCATAAAGAGGCCCCGCTTTCCAGTTGGACGGCGGGGCTCTCCTTTTATTCGGTTATTGCCTCAGCAGATCCAGGTTCTGCCCCACAGGCGGCAGGTTCCGTACCAGCCGGCGAACATCCGTCCGATCAGGTTCCATGAAAACATGTTTTCTCCTCTCTGTTGAGTTACTGTGCGAACCCAGTGTACACGCTGAACGAGCCGCTGTCAAGCCGCGATGAGGTTGAGCTGGTGCTGGGTCCATGCGAAGGCGGCGAGGGCGGAGATCGCGCCGAGGGATGTGAAGGCGAGGGAGACCCAGAAGACGACGGCGCCGGCCCTGGGGAAGCCGCACCGCGTGACGATGTAGGCGATGAGGGTCCAGAACCCCTGTGCGACGAGGAATGCGACGGGGACGGCGATGAAGTAAAGAAGCATGTGACGTCCTTTCTCTAGTCCGACAGTTCGATGGTCCGACTGTAACTCGCATACGGGCGGAAGTCAAGTTTGCGTAACCCAGCCCGCCCTGCTAGAGTCCTCATATCAGCCAATACGCCGCACACGGGAGGAGAGACACAATGTTTCACGTGCATTTCATCTGGGCGCAGTCGACGTCGGGGATCATCGGGGTCAACGGGAAGTTGCCATGGCATGACCGAGGAGACCTGCAGCATTTCAAAGACATGACGATCAACAAGACCGTGGTGATGGGCCGGAAGACCCGACAATCCCTGCCGCAACGCAGCAAGAAACTGCCTAACAGGACGAACATCGTGCTGAGTCGGACGATGAAGTCGACCAAATCGATTAAAGCCGTGGCGAGCCCGTATGCGGCGATAGAGCAGACCATTGCAGAGGGTCGGGACGAAGCATGGGTGATCGGCGGGCACGAGACATTCCAGGCGTTCATTACAGCCCATGACTTGGATCGGCTACCGTTCAGGTTGGACGCTTATGTGTCCATCTTAAATGTGGACGACGATATCCACCCGATCACCGCACAGGACGTCATCACATGGGCGCCTACGCTGGACGACCGCTGGGTGCTGCTATACGACCACATGGCGGGGCCTAGACGGCGCCTGCAGAAGTATGTTAAGGTGTTCAGGTAAGCTCCTTTCTCTCAGGACCCCGCCGGGTGAGCGCTATGCCCCGGCGGGGTCTGCTGTGCGCGTGGTAACATTCCTCTTAAGCCTGACTAGAGAGGGAGTTTCATGAGAATCGACGTTCAAACGAGCCGCTTAGCCACCGCTAACGGGTCGATTGCGACGCTTAGCGGCACGCTGCCCAACCTCGACCTGGACGTTGTGCTGGCCAAGGGCGTGAAGGCCGTGTACCTGACGGTGTTCGCCAACGCAACGGAGACGAAGGTCACGTCGCTTAGTACCGAAGGCGGCACGTTCTGCGTAACCCTACACACTACGGATGAGCGGCCTACCGTGAAGGTGTGCGACCCGCTGGAGGCGCCAGTGGTGATCCGGTACAGGGGGCTGTAATGGCCACACCCAAGAAAACGACGAAAAAGAAGCCGGCTCAAACCAAGACTGCGGCCAAAGAGCTGGTGAAGAACGACCGGGATCGCTTCGCTATCCAGAAGTCGACCGGTGAACTGGCGATGGACGACAGACGGCTGCTCACCCTCGCACAGGCGGGGGCCAGCCCCGCCGAGATGTCCGAGGAGCTAGGTCTGCCGGCGGAGACGTGCCTGGCCCGTGTGCGCGCTATGCTTAAGCGCAACGACGTGTGGACGAACCTCGAACGCCAACAGATGCTGATCGCCGACATGTACGACTTGAAGACGCGCGCTTTTAACTTCCTGGAGAAGTGCTTTGAGTCGGATGAGATAGCCGCCCGGCACATAGAGGCTGTCAACAGCGTCCTGAAGCAGCTCGGGGACCGCCTGGACAAGGTGAAGGAGTACAACGACGAGGAAGAGGCTCGGGTGACGAAGCAGCAGACCCGGCTGATCCTCGACCTGGTGGAGGACGCCTGGGAGCGTGTGCGAGTTCATATATCCAGCGCGTATTCGAACGGCCAGCTGCTCGACCCGGAGGCGATGGACGAAGTGTTCTATCAGGCGCTGAAGGAGGCCCATGCTGATCAAAGCTAGCGCGATCGACAGCGCTATCGCCACCGTCAAGGCGCACAGGCGACAGGACAGCTTCAAGTCAGATCCCGTGGGATGGGCTCAGTACATGCTGGGCACGGACGAGGGGACGCTGTGGAGTAAACAGCGGGAGATCGCTCGGGCCGTGGTGGAGAACAACTCGACGGCGGTGAAGGCCGGCCACGGGGTGGGGAAGTCCCGACTTATGGCTGTTCTCATATGCTGGTGGGTGGACACCCGCTACCCCCACTGCTATGTGATTTCGACGGCGCCGTCGATGGCGCAGGTGCAGGACGTGCTGTGGCGCGAGGTCATGCAGCTGAAGGACATCGTGGAGAGACGCTTCGAGGAGGGACTCGTCGACCATAAGCTCCCGGGGCGTATCACGATGGACGTCCAGTGGAAGGACGACGTGACGAAGCTACCTCTGGGGCGCGGAAGGAAGCCGCCGGACAACCTGGGCGGCAACTCGTTCCAGGGCATCCACGGCGACGTGTTGGCGATCGGCGACGAGGCTTGCGGGCTCTCGGGCGAGCTGATCGACGCCCTGGCGAACATTACGACGAACGAGGCGTCTCGGCGTGTGTTGATCGCGAACCCGACGGACCCGATGAGCTATCTGGGGAAGATCTTCAAGGAGGAGATGGAGAACTGGAAGCGTATGTCCATCTCGGTCCTGGAGAGTCCGAATTTCACTGGTGAGCCTATGCCGCCGAAGGTGCTGCAGAAGCTCACCGGGCCCTCCTACGTGGAGCAGAAGAAACTGGAATACGGGGAGGACAGCGCCAGGTTTAAGGCGCGCGTCCTGGGCGAGTTCGCGTTCGATATCGAGGATTCGCTGATTCTGCCTGGCGACGTGGAGAAGGCATGTTTGACGGAGAGGGAGCGGATCGGCCGGCCCGTGTTGGGTGTGGACGTGGCGCGGTTCGGAGCGGACCGATCCGTCGTATACCTATGCGTGAATGGGGTTGTGCGCTTCGTGGACTCCTGGGCGAAGACAGACCTGGTGCACAGCGCACAGCGTGTGCATGACTTGGCGCTTCGCGAGGGCGCACATGCCGTGGCGATCGACTGCGACGGTATCGGGGGTGGCATGTTCGACATCCTCAACTCGTATGCGACCCGGACGTACGACATTCTGGCTGTGCGCGGTTCTATGTCGAGCCCCGACAGAGGCCGTTGGCACAACTACCGTTCCTACATGTGGGATTCGTTCCGGTACAGGTGCCGCACAGGGGAGCTGGATCTGGACCCGTTGGACATCGACCTGCACGACGAGCTGCTGTCCGTCGGCTACTCATATAATACGATGTCCGGGGGGCTCGTCCTGGACTCGAAAGACAAGTTGAAGAAGGACGTCGGCAAGTCGCCTGACTTGGCTGACGCCGCAGTATATGCTGCTATAACAGACCAGAATATCCGTGATGCCGTCCAACAGGAGACCGTGTTCTCCGACGCGGGTGACATGATGGATGACGACGAAGACAGCTACCTAATGGAAATGGGGGAGACTTTTGGATTCAACCGCATACTCATTTAGCGACGATGGTATTGCGTTCATCAACGAGGCGCAGAGGTCCTACCTCCTCGACGAGGGTGCCAACTGGGTCAGCTACGCCGACGACAAGGGCTTGACGCTGGCTTTCATCCATGAGGTTGTGCGCGGCCTGAGGGACATGGCTCGGGATCACCCGCTGCACAAGCGCGGCGCACAGCTGCGGACCAGCTACATTTTCGGGGACGATCTGGTGTTCAGCGACACCTCTGCGAAGCTCGACAAGTTCATCAAGTCGGAGTCAGCGCAGAGGACGCTGTTCTCCGCTTCGGCGATGGAGAGCCTGAACTTGGAACGGTTCTGTGCGGGGAACGTGTTCCTGTTCCGCGAGGTGCACACGGACAAGCTGACGTTGGTGCCTGTGGAGGAGATCGAGGAGATCGTTCGGGATTCGTTCGATTCGTCTGTTGTGAAGTATGTGCGTCGCACATGGACCCCGGACGGGCAGAACACGATCAGTCAGTGGTTTCCGACGGCCGAATACAGGCGGAGTGTGCAGCGACTGAGGAAGCCGCCGAACACAGCCTACGAAGTGAACGGCAACTACGTCGTGTACATTCTGTCGTCGGGCAGGCATGCGGGACATGCGTTCGGTGCGCCTGACTCGTTGGCTGCAGCGCTGTGGAGCGTCGCCTACTCGGGCTACCTGCGAGACAGCGCCAGATTGTCGAAGGCGCTGTCGAAGATCGCATGGGCAATCGTCAACAGCAACAACCAGGGCAAACGGCAGTCGGCTGTGGAGATATCGAATCGCGGAGACGTGGTCGGAGCTACGGCGAGCTTGGGGCCTAACCAGTCCTTAGCTGGTGTGGGAGTCCCGAGCGCACAGGTGAACTACGGGAACGGCCAGCCGTTGGCGGCGCTGGTTGCAGCGAGCTTCGGCATCCCAGTCATCGCTCTGCTGTCGTCACCGGGCGCTACGGGCGGCTCCTACGGCGCTGCGACGACGCTGGACAGGCCGACGATCAACGGCTTCAAGCTGGAGCAGCGCAAATGGCGGGACTTCTTCAAGCAGGTGATGATGGACGTAGATCCGTCGGTGAAGGACGTAGACATCAAGTTCCCGTCGATCGAGCAGGACCCCACCTATCGTGCTTTGCAGTCACTTGCTACGTCTATGTCGACGGGGGCCATCCACCAGGACGAGTACCGCCAGGCTGTGCTCAATCTGCTCGCTGTGCCCGATATCCACGGCGACGAGCTTCCGGAGCCGAACGATTTTCTGAAGAGTGGTAATGTGTCTGGTGGAGACGACGGCGATGCTGTGCGTGACCCGGTGGCACGCCAAGGCAACCAGGGTGCCGTTCCGGGCGGTTTCAACCAAGGAGACACTGAAAATGAAGACTGAAATCAGAGAGAGCACGGCTACTAGTGTTCTCAAGCCCATCAAAGGCGCCCGTAAGTGGCTTGTGCGCCTTATCGCCGAGGGGGTGGGATCTACTGGTATATACACCAAAGAGGCGCTGCAGGGCAGCTTCGCTGAGGCCTTCCCGATTGGGACGCATATGTATATCGATCATGCGTCTGAGTCAGAACAATGGGACCGTCCCGAAGGGACTCTGACGAAACTTGCCGCCGTGATCGCTGAAACACCCTACTGGAGTGACAGCCCCGAACCCGGGATGTATACCACGATCGAGGTTTTGGAGCAATGGGCGCCGTTTATTGAACAGGTGTCGGATATCATCGGTGTGTCCATTCACTGTGGTGCCCAACTGGCGCAGACCGACGACGTGGTCATGGCCGAAGACGTTCCGCCTGTGATAGAGTCGTTCATACCGTCGCCCGTTAATTCCGTGGATTTCGTCACAGTTCCGGGTGCTGGCGGTCGCCTCGTCGAGGCGCTGGAATCGTTCAAAAACGGAAATGCTATTATGGACGGTAGCAACAAACACAATTCCGAAAGGAAGAGAATGGACACTGAGTTCAAGGAGGCTCTCGAAGCCCTGGACACCAAGCTCTCCGCTCTCGTCGAAGCTCTCGCCGATAAGGCCAAGAAGAAGGACGAAGAGGACGAAGAGGACGCCAAGAAGGCCAAGGAGGAAGAGGAGGACAAGGCCAAGAAGGCTAAGGAGGCCATCCTTGCTCTCACCGACTCCGATCTCCCCGAGGTTTCCCGTGTGCGGGTTGCCGAGGCTATCGCCCGCGGCTATGACGCGAAGGCGATCCTGGACCGCGAGACTAAGCTCGTCGAGTCTATCCGCGAGAGCCTGTCGGGCGGCTTCGCCCCCGAGCATGTGCCCTCCGGTAAGAGCGCCGACGACTTCGAAGCCGAATTCGCCAAGCTGACCTGGTAAGGAGACTACCGCATGGCACAGAATCACGTCAAGGGCGGGGACACCTACGAAGTCCAGGTGGACGCCGCCGTCAAGTCGGGCGACGTCGTCGCCGTTGGCAAGGTCGGGGCCGTTGCTCTCACCTCCGCCACACCCAAGGAAGACAACAACTTCTATTCGACGCTCGCATTCGAAGGCATCGCACACCTCGGTCTGGACGGATCCGTCAAGGTCGGGGATATCGTGACGATCGACGGCGCCACCGAGTCCGGCAAGGCGGCCAAGCCCGAGATCGCAGCCGACCCGAAGGGCAAGATCGTCGTCGGCTTCGTGCTCAACCCGCTGTCGAGCGCATCGACCAAGTACGCCGTCAAGCTGACCCAGGCTTGGCTCTAAGGAGGATATCTACATGGCGATCAACAAGAGGGAAGCCTACAAAGCGGGTATCCTGCTGCATAGGGCCCTTCACGCGGACGACATCCGTGTGCGCAACTCGGCCCGCAAGGACCTGAGCGAGGCCATCACCACGTCGGACCTGCCAGTCAACCTCGGCCCCACCATGAACAAGATCATGCAGGGCGAATACGAGCAGGTTCCGTCCAACTGGCGCGAGTGGGCCGACACCCTCGAAACCCCCGATTTCGAGACCGTGCCCTACTTCAGCTTCGACTTCACCGACGACAACGTTCCGGTCCGCAAGGACGGCAAGGGCTACGTCGCACAGGGGCTGCCCGCAGTCGGAGAGCTCGGCGAGTACCCGATCCTCGGCCTGAAGGCGGAGCAGTTCAAGCTGAAGCTGGCCAAGGCCGGTGTCCAGATTCCGCTCTCCTGGGAGACCCTGAAGCGCTACGGAGCCGACTGGAACCTGATCCCCAGGATCACGAAGGAACTCGGCCGGCGCGCTGCCAATCAGGAGTCCATCGAGGCGGCCCTGCAGCTCGTCCAGCCGACGGGCCTCAACACGACCAACTTCAAGGCGGCTAACAAAAACGTCCTGGCCGGCAACCCCGAGCTGAGCATCGAGGCGCTGGAGAAGGCGTTCGCACAGCTGGCCGTCACCAAGTACAACGGCAAGCGGATCATCATGCCGACGAAGTTCAACCTGATCGTGCCTCCGGCTCTGGCGAGCCGCGCAGAGCAGATCATGAAGGTCGTCGAGATCCGCCGCCAGAACGGCACCGAGACCCAGGTGATGGGGAACACGGTGTCCGGGAAGGTCGCGAACGTATACGAGGTCCCCGAGCTCGCGCTCATCGCCGGCGATTACGCCGACAAGTGCTGGTTCCTCCTTCCTCCGAAGGGCACTATGCCCCGCAAGAACATCGTCAACGTGTTCCTGGAGGGCGAGACCGGGCCGAAGATCTTCGTCGAGAAGACGACGAACAGCTCCGAACTGGAGGGCTCGTTCGAGAACGACGCATACCGGACGAAGATCCGCCACCTCGTCAAGTCCGCTTTCATTGCTCCGGAGGGCACTCTGGCCTCCAGCGGTGCGGGCGCCTGATAACGATACCCGACAAGGATGGAAACCCCGCCCTCACAAGGGGCGGGGTTTCCTGCAGTGGAAAGGAGCTGCCGTGCCCGACAAGCCGAAGATAACCGTGGACGAGCTGAAGCTCTTCCTACCCGGTATCGACCTGGACGCTAAGTTGCTCGAACGGCTGTGCGCACTGTACACGAATGTGTTCAAGGCTGCAGCTGCCGCTCTGCGCGCCTACGCGGCGAAGCTCGTGTCGGAGGGCGGGGTCGAGAACGTCAAAGCGGACGACTTCACGCTATCCGGTGGGGACAAGAACATCGAGGCGCTACTCGCCCTGGCTGACAAGTACGACGCACAGGGGGATGCGCTGGAGAACGGCGAGGGGCTCGTTCTCGTCCCGATGAGGGGCGACGACGTGTTCGAGAGAGCGAGGGAGTTCCTTGGCCGGTATAGCTGAGGGCCGTCTGGCAATGGCGGCTAAACGCGTTGAACGCTATATGGTGGATGAGGTGATGATCTACGATGGCAAGAATATCAAATACGACGCTAAGACTGACAGCTATGATTATGGCTCAGTCATATATTCTGGGAAAGCGCGTATACAGCCGATACGCCAACCTGAGGTAGCGAACGACCAGATCGCGCCCCAGACGACTAACCGTGTGCGCGTACAACTGCCCCGTTCGACGATGTCGCTTAACATACCGATGGCTGCACGCATCAAAGTAGTGAAGACGCAGGACACCCCGCACATGGTCGGCTACCTGATGACGGTGTCGGCTGTGATCGATGCGTCTCAGTCGTTCGAGCGGACGATCATCTGCAACACGCCTATGAACAAAGCGGAGGCGTAACCGACATGAAGATCCGCACGAAGATCGGGGCGAACAAGTTCACGAAGTATGCTAAGCGAGTCCAGGACTTCAGGGAATACGACTTGTTCGCGAACGTCATCGACAAGCTGTCGGAGGAGATCCCGCCAGCGCTGCAAGACACGATTGAGAAGACTCCGTCTGCTCTTGTGCCCGGGAAGATAGGTCGCATTTGGACGGGACACATGCACGACAGCGTAAGCGTCATCGTCCCGGACAACGTCACCGTCGAGTACGGGTGGATCGAAGGTTCTAACAAGTTCGACGGCGGCTGGGACCACGACTACATCCTCGGACAGGAGTACGGCGATGATAGAGTGTGGGGCATGAAAGCCCTGGAGAAGGTGGAGAAGCAGGTGAAGCTCGCCGAGAAGACCAGTAAAGAGGTCTACACCGAGACCCGTCGCGTCTGGAAGTGGGGAAGGTGACGCATGGCCAAGTACATCGATGACGTTATGTCTAAGGTTCGCGAGCTCTCCGAGGTGCCGCCCCAGCGGGTTGTCGAGGAGGTGGCGCTGCCGGACTTCGACGAAGGTCAGAAAATGCCGTATATCGCCGTCGTGTTCGGCACACCCGGGCACATCAGCCAGGCGACGAGCATCGTCTCTCAGCTCAACGACGGCTACCGGGTGTTCTTCCTGTGCCATGTGCGAGCCCTCACCGCACAGCATGCCCGCGAGATCGGCGAGCGTATTCTGTGGGGCCTGGTCGGCTTCGAGCCGGACAACAGCGGAGGGATCACGGTCCACGGCGGTCAGGGCTTGAATTACGCAGGGACCAACCACAAAGTGGTGCAGTGCGGCTATGAGCTGTACTGCTCCTTTATCACGAACCTCAAAAACCGTATTTGATAGGATGGTGCATATGGGCCTCTACAAAGACATGAACACCGGGGACGTCGGAACGTACCCGGATGACTTCGCTCAGTTCTTCGGCACACTCGTACCGATAACCGAGGAAGAACCTTGTAGCGACTGTTTCATTGACAACGACAACGAGAAAAGGGGGAAGCACAGTGGCTAACGAAGTTCGGATGCTTCGCGGCAACGTGACTATTCTCTTCGCCGCTCCTGAGGCATTCGCTGACTGGCAGCATCCTACGGCGGCGGAACTCAACGCACAGTTCAGTGCGACCGACAACCCTCGCAACCTGGTGTTCAATGTGTCGTGTGCGATCCTGGACGGCTATTCGCTCGGCGAGACCGACCCCGACACGGACAATACTCGAACGATCTGCGACATCTCCGAGGTGGAGAACCCGACCCTCGCCAAGTACGAGGGCAAGTTCACCGCACTCCGAGACGAGAGCGTGGACGACCAGGGCGTGTTCAACATGATCCGCGATATCACGATGAAGCCCGATATCACTCTGTTCATCGTGGAGCGCATCGGCAAGCGCCCGAACAAGCCGTTCGAAGTCGGCGATGTGTTCAGCATCTACCGCTTCCAGACCGACTACCCAGTCGACGGGTATGAGTCGAACGGCTTCATCAAGTACGAGCCGAACTTCCTTCAGAACGGCGCGTTCGTCCTCAACGAGAAGGTGGCCGCATAATGGATAAGAAAGTACTCTCCAACGAACACGTTAACGTCTGGGTTCTTCCCAAGGCATCCGTGAAGGATATCAACGCTATCACCGTGGAGGAGATGAACTCTGCGGTGGCTATCGGTGATGCGATCAACTGGGATGACACGACGATCCCCGCCGCGAAGGCGTCGAAGGAGCAGTCGTCCCTGTCTCTGCTCGACGCTGCCGGGTCTTCATCCCGTGGCGCCGCACAGTATGAGGGCTCCCTCACCATGTACTACCCGACGAACCCCGACGATGCGAACTCGATCTACGCCAAGGCGTGGAACATGTTCAAGAAGACCCGCGTCGACCTCGTTCTGGTTGTGCGCGGTGTCCTGAAGGGCCGTGAGCCCATCGCTGCCGGTCAGTGGTACTGCGCGTTCCTCATGATCGAGTCCACGTACAAGAACACGCTTGAGGGCGACAATCCGACTCGTTACACGGTGTCGTTCCTGCAGCAGGGCCAGCTGGCAGTCAATGGCGTCTTCAAGGACAGCACGACGGCGATCACCGACACGGAAAATCTTACGGTGTCCCTCAACGAGCACCGGCCGATCCTGCCGAAGATCCACGGCCATGTGGCTCGCTCCGTGTGCTCCTACCTGTCGAAGGACACCTCGACTGTGTCGGTCAGCCCGCTCGGTGTGGTGACCGGCCGGAAGGCAGGCAGCGCAGATGTCATCGTCAGCCACCCCGCCTGTGCGAATGTGACAGTCAAGGTGACTGTGGCATAACGCACACCCCAGCGAATAGCACAGGGCGTCTCCTCTCCGCCCTGTGCTATTCTTGTTTACGACGTTACCCTAACGCCTAACAGAGAGGATTTCAAATATGGACATTTTTGAGGTGCTGTCTCGATCCAAGGCGCCGAAGGCTGAGAAGGTCGTGTACCTTGACGCCGAGGCGGTGCAGGACGTCGAGAGGCTCATCAAAGAGCAGGCCGACGCCGACGTGATCAAGGAAGCGGTGAAAAGGCGGGACGCCTCCAAGCTGACATTCCACCTTCAGTCTGTGACAGCCGATGTGCGAGAGGAGCTGATGATCGGTATCGAGAGCGCGGACAAGACGAAGAACAAGACTAAGCGTGTGTCGGAGGCCTATCTGGCTCTCCTGTCGAAAACGCTGTACAAGATCGAAGACGCCGAAGGCAACGTAGATGAAAGGAAATTCAACTCCGAAGAGATCCGTAAGATCCTGAACGCTCTGCCCGGCGAACAGTATCTGGGCCTGCTCGTGGCGGCTATGAACCTCCTCGGAGCTTCCGCCGACTACGACAATGCGGTGACGGTGGATTTCTGATAGACGCCCTCCAAGACAAAGGGGGGAGCGGCGCTCTATCGATGGTTAGGACGGCGGTGGACCTGCACATGAGGCCCACCGCCGTCATCTATAACCAGCCCGACCCTTTCGGGCATTGGACGGAATTGGACTATAAGCTTGTATTGGCTTACAAGACGGTTAAGGACGAAACATGTCAGAAGTGCGGTAACCCTATCTGGTTGTGTCATTCGACGGATCCTGATATAGCATGGCGTGCGGAAGATAGAACGTGCTATGCTACTAAAGCAAGGATGATGCATGATTGGACCAGCACACACCGCGCCACCGACCCGCCTCCCTATGAGGAGAAGCAGAAATGGGGCAAGGACACTGTGATGACACCGTACATGCCTGACTATGCGGAGCGAGACCTGCCCACGAGGATGGACTACTACAACAGGAGTGAGTGATGCCTGATATTAAGCAGACTATCGAGTTCAACGTGCAGGGCACGTCTGAACTCCACGAGGCTGCGGAATCCATCAACACCATCGCACAAGCCCTCGACAACATCAAAGGAAAGGTCGTCGGCGCCGACATCGGCAAAGGCCTCGACGGCGCCGGGCGTGGCGGTCGGGAGGCCGGGGAAGGCTTCGACCGAGCCGGTAAAGCCGCGGAAGAGGCGAAGTCGCGCATATCTAACATGCGCTACGCCCTCTACGACGTGGCCGCCGTTATGCAGAACATCTCGAAGGCGACGATCGGGGCATTCACCACTGTCGTAAAAGAGTCGATGGACTACGAGTCAGCCTTCGCACAAGTGAAGCGGACCAACGACATCGCCGGGAAATCCGCAGACGAACTACGCGGCAAACTTGAGCAGATGGCCGCCTCCGTCACGACGACTAACTTCAAGGATCTGTCGAACATCGCCGCTCTCGGCGGCCAGTTGGGCGTCGCCAAAGAGTCCATCACCGATTTCACCGAGACGGTCGCGAAGCTCTCTGCCACCACCGACCTGTCACTTGACAAGTCCGGCGAGACGATCGCGCGCTTCCAGACGATCATGGGCACGACCGGCCAAAACTTCGACAACATCGCATCGTCGATTCTGAAGGTCGGCGTCAACTCGGCGGCGACGGAATCCCAGATCGCAAACACGTCGACGCAGATCTCCGCCATGGGCAAGTTCGCCGGAATGACCGAATACCAGGTGGTCGGCCTGTCCGGAGCCCTCGCATCCATCGGCGTCGCACCCGAACTCTCCCGAGGCGTCATCACGCGTATGTTCACCCAGATGCAGAAAGCCATCAGGGGCGGGGGCGACGAGCTCAACCTGTTCGCGCGCGTGGCGGGGGTCTCCGCACAAGAAGTCCAGTCCGCGTGGGGAACGTCTAAGTTCAGTGATATCTTCGTCAAGTTCATCGCCGGGTTGAAGAACCAGGGCCAGGGCGCCATCGGCGTGCTAAAGGACCTGGGTATCAAGGCGTCCCGCGACGTTCCGACGATCCTCCGTCTAGCCGAGGCGCACAAGACACTCGAACAGACGATGAAGGACGCCGAGTCCGGCTACAACGACTCGAAGACGCTTAATGACCAGTACCAGCAGATCGCGTCAACCACGGCTGGCAAGCTGGAGATGCTGAAGAACTCTTGGGCGAACCTGAAGGCCGAGATCGGCCGTTCGTCCAATTCGGGGATCGGCGACATGCTCGGCTCCCTTACGGGCCTTGTCACGGTCCTGACGAACCTCGTGCAGAACCCCGCTGCGCAGTGGGTCGCCAAGTTGGCCGGTGCATTCCTGACGGCCGGCGGAATCATGGCCGGCTACTACGCCAAGCAGGCCCTTGTGCTCGGCGGAGCCTACGCGTTGACGACAGCGCAGCGGTCGATGGGGATTGCGATGCAGCACCCCATCACGTCTATCCGCTCGCTCTTGTCGGCCCTCGCGGAGACGGTCAAGCTCTACAAGCTCTCGACGGTCTCCGTCAATGAACAAACCGGTGCACTCTACAAGAACGCCGGCGCCGCTCGGGGCGCAGCAGGCGCACAGCGGGCAGCTGGCCAGGCCGCCGCTTCGCAGTCTGCAGCAGGGGCTGCAGCGGGTGGAGCAGGACAGGCCTCCAATGCGATGGGCACAGCCGCCAAAGCCACCTCGGGGCTCATGGGTGCCCTCAAGGGTCTTGCTGCAGGTGCCGGCATATCCTTGTTCTTCACGGGCTTGGCGAAGGTTACGGAGTCCTGGACGAAGCGATCCGAGGCAGCTCGGGCCGAAGCCAAGGCGCTCCAGCAGGCCCAGGCTGACCTCGCACAATCCGTGATGCAGGACACGAAGGCCTTCGAGGAAGGAGGGAGCGCGGCCTACGTGTTCGCCAAGGCCACCAACAAGGCCGGCGAATCCGTATCCTCGCAGCTGTTCTCCACGTCGGACGCCAACGCCCAGACGAAGGCTCTCGCACAGGCACAGGATCTCCTCGCACAGAAAACCGGCCAGTCGACTGACGAAATAACGAAGCAGACCTACGCGATCGGCGAGAACTCGCTGAAGAAGATGGCCGAGCAGATTGCCGGAAACACGGGCTTCAAGCAGTTCGGCGATGAGCAGCTGTCAATGCTTCGCCAGATGGGCTTCTCCGTGCAGGAGTACTCTAAGTTGGTCACCCAGGGCAACTCAGAGATGACCGATTCGCAGAAGAAGCTCGTCGAGTACTACCGCAACAACGGCTTTAGCTTCCTAGCCGACGAGATCGAGCGCAGCACGCAGAAGTCGAGCCAGTACATCGACTCGTTCAAGAACAAGATCCAGGAGATGGTGGCATCCGGCAAGATCTCCTGGTTTGACGGCGAGAAGATCCTCGACACGCTGAAGAAGATCGACGACAACGCGCACCAAACGTTCGATGGTGTGCGCAACGAGTCCGACCTGGCGGCGCAGACCATGAAGGGCCTGAAGGGCGACACCGCCGACGCCGCGGACGAGATGGACAACATGGGCGAGAAGGCCGACAAGGCTGCCAAGGAGCTCAAGAAGGTCGTCGACTCCGCACTGTCCAGCGACGAGGCATTCGTCAACCTCGAAGACGCCGTAGCCAACCTGGGCGAAAGCCTGTACAAGAATGGCATGAACTTCGATGAGTTCTCGGAGGCGGGTAGGGCCAACCTGAAGGCCCTCTATGCTGTCGTGCGACAAGCGGCTGAGGCATCCGGCGGCGACGCCGGTGTGATGAACGCCTATATCCAGCAGATCATGCAACTGCTGCGCAGCCATGGTGTCGGCTCTGTGCAGGTTCTTGAGCGGGTGGAGCAGAGGCTTCACGCCGTAGCCAATAAGGCAACCCAGTCGGCTAACCAGATAACGAAGGCTGCTGCGCTCGCGCAGAAGGCGGGCCAGGCGATCGGCATGATCGCCGCTGGTATCGCCACAGGCAAGGACTTCTCGAAAGAGGCGTCTGCTTCACTTCAGGGCCTAGGCAAATCGTCTACGGCTGCACTGCCGTCGATCAAGGACCTCGGGAAGGCTCTCGACCAGGGGTTCGCTAGGGGAGCTCGGAACGCCGCCAAGCACGCTAAGAAGGCTCGGCACAGGACGAGGAAGCTCGGGGACCGTGCGAAGAAGGCAGGCAAGAAAATCAAAGAGGCGGCGAAGGAGATCAAGACCTTCACCGACTACATCAGCGAACTGTCGTCTGTGGCGAATGCCGCATTCCACTTCCGCTGGGAGTTCCCCAAGTCCCTAGACGAGACAGCGAAATCGTTTAAGACGATCAAGTCCTATTTCGAGTCCGCAGCGAAGGACGCGCAGTCGGCGAACAAGGAGATCGGCGACGCCAACAAGTCGATCGAGGACACTCGGAACAAGATCGCCGAGTTGGACGCCGAGCTGTCGAAACTCCAGTCGGACCGTAACAAACTGACCTTCCAGCTGAAGGTGGCCGTCGACTATGGCGACACGCTGCGAGCCGACGACATTCGGGCCGAGCTGCAGAAGAACGCAGCCGCACAGCAGAAAAACCGCACAGACAGGAAGAACGCCGAAGGCGACCAGGCCGGCAACTACCAGAAGCTATACGAGGCGATGCAGAAGCTCTCCGACGCACAGGCGAAAGCCCGACGTGACCTTGTGGGCTTCTCAGATGCGGCGAGGGAACAGCGCGGTAATGTGCTGTCGTTGGTTGAGGCTTACCAGAAGCAGATCCTAGCCTACGCTAACACGGGCGCCAGCCAGCAGCAGGTGTTGGCTTACGCTTCTGCCCTGCGTGCGGAGTTCATCAACAATATGACATCGATGGGCTACTCCCGTGCGGAGACCGAACGATACGCGGCGACGTTCACAGACCTGTCGAAGGTCATCAACGGCGTACCCCGGAACTTCACGGTGGGCGTGAATGCGGACCCGGCACTGCGCGCCCTTTCCGACTTGGAAGCGAAGAACCGCAAGTCTCAGCACTCGATGGACGACAACCGCGATGCCGCAGACAAGCTCGGCAACTCGCTGAACAACACGGGTGGAGATGCAGCCGGCCTTGGAGGAGCCCTCGGCGGAGGCGGTGTCGGAGGGGCTGCCGAGCAAGCAGCTGTGACATTCCAGCAGCTCGGGCAGATCACGGGCAACATCGGCGCGGAGATGTGGAAGGCCGCAGGCTCGGCCAACACAGCCGCACACGGGCTGGGTAACATGGGTAACCAGGCCCACGGCTCCGCCTATTCGATGGATGTAGCAGGCAACAAGGCCGATTGGATGTCCTACACGATCAACGGCATCCGCGAGGCCGGCTACGGGGCGTTCAGCGATATCATCAGCAGCGCACAGCAGGCGGGGTACTCGTTCAACCAGGCTGCAACCGACGCCATTAACCTTGCCACCCGTTTGCTAGATCTCCGAAGCCTGTCGGTGGGCCAGTTTATGTTCGGCTTCAACCAGGCCGGGGGGTTCTCCACAGGTGGCAAGGTCGGCGGATCCTCGTACAGCGGAGGCAAGCAGTCCACGGACACTGTGCCGGCCATGCTGACGCCCGGCGAGTTCGTCATCAACAGGCAGGCCGCGCAGACCGTCGGCTACGGCTTCCTGGAGGCCGTCAACTCCGGCCGCGCCGCTGCCTCGGGTGCCTCGGCCGCGTCATCCGGTGGTGCAGGCGGAGGGTTCGGCGGGGGTCCGATTCTGGTCGAGCTGTCCGGAACGGACCGGCACATTCTGGTGAGCGCTGTCAACAAGCCAACGGTGATAGACGGCAATGCTATAGTGGGGATGGTCAACGGCTCTAACGCCATGGCATCGAGGAGAGGAGCATAGGAATGCCTAAACGACCCAAAGTGTGGTTCGGCACACTGAACGACATGCGTTGGATCGACGCTCCCGTAGCGAACTTCCAGAGCAACAGCGTGGGTTTCAACTATAATGCCACGACGCTGCGGGGTGACGGCTTCGCCAAGAGGTCTGCGTTGACGCACAGGGAGTTCACGCTCACCTGGGCGGCCAACACCGTGGCCGAGCACGCTGCCCTGCTGTACCTGCTGTCCACGAACGAGCTGCTCTACTACGTAGACCCGCTGGCGATGAAGACGAACCTCCTGCCGCTGTTCATGTCTCACTACACGCCTAACGCCACGGTTTTCGCAGACGACATCCCGCACGTAGCCACTCCAGGCGCCTACAACGGCGCACCTGCGTGGTCGTGGAACCCGGCGTGGATATGGCAGATCGGTCAGAAAATCCACTGGCCGGAGGGATACAAGCTGTGGGCGGGGTGCCGAGGCGACGGCACGATCCAGATAAACGACACGGCTGTGACGGCAGTCAGTGAATTCGACGGCCGATACGTCACGACGCAGATCCCGACGAACAACGTCAGCAATCCGTGGGGCGAGATCCAGATGTGGGCTAGCTCTCGTATTTCGAGTATCTGTGTGCGAGCCTACCCCGAGACGCAGGTGAAGACGATCAACGACGTGCCGAACAACTACGGACCGTTCCTGCCTGGCATGGGATATGGAGCACTCCAGCAGAAGGAGCCGTATTCGATACAAGAGTACAGTGCGGCTATCGACGGTTACGAGGTGGCTGTGACTGCTTCGTTCACTGAGAAGGTGTTGCTGTGAGCATCGCACCCGAACCCTTCGAATACAGGACGGACCGCTCGCTGGAGTCGTTCTCTGCGCAGTGGGACCGAATGTCGTACAGCGTCCCGGGCGGCACTAAGGGATACCCTGTTATAACGTTGACGGACCGATTCTTCAAGCCGGCGGACGTGTCGACGACGTGGACGAACAAGTACCCTGTGTCTAGCGTGTACGAGTTCCGGGGGGATGTGCGAACGTTCACGTCCAACTATTCGACGAACACCGTGACCGTCGATGACTTGTGCTATAAGCTCAAGCAAGTGAAGGTCGTCCCCACGCAGTACAATAACTTCCGCAACGTGGTCGTCGAACTGTTCAAGCTGTGCGACTACGACAAGGTGTATGTGGACGGCTTCATCAAGTCCGATCAATACAACCCGATCATCATGGCTCCGGGCGGGTCGTTCAACGTATGGGATTATTTGAACACTCTGTGCGCAGTACATAACGTGTACATGCTTCGCCAGAATTCGAACCTACTGTTCCTTCGAGACAATAACTTCCTGAAGGAACGCATGAACAACGTGACGGGCATGAGCTACAGCGTGGATCTCGCACAGTCCACTAAGACCGTGAAGACGACATACCGACCTATGCGTTACGCCTACAACGAGTATTTGCCGTTGAGCAAAGAATCAAGAGACACTATCATTCAAGTGGACGCCCGGAAGACCGTGGAGCAAACGATCACGCTCGACGCCTACGTGATCGAAGCCATGACGCCATGGGTGACCCAGTGCAAAGACTACATTCCAGCGAAGGACACGTCGGGACTGGAGTACACAGCCTACTGCGTTGCCGGGAACGACGGATTGCCCATCACAGCGTCCCAGTGGCTGGGGCAGGGCGGCAGCCTGTCTGTGCGCCTCGACCCGAAGAACCACAACCAGATCATCGTGACTGTGCGCGGCATGGTTACGTCTGACTATTCGCCGTTCCGCATCGCCGCATCCTCGGGTCCGTCCAACTACTACAACTCGCTGCGATTCCGTGGCACGGGGCTGGTCATGGGGCCGGAGGATACGTACGTAACGCACACCGGATCGTCGACACTGGGTAGCGATGAGGAGCAGATCAACAATCCATTGATCAATACGCCGTCTCTGGCGATCGACAACAGCCTCCGGGCTGTGTGGGAGAAATCAGGGTCAATCCCGACGATCACGCTCACGTCGCCAAACCTGGAGTCGCGTACGCCGTCAACGACTGAGAATGACTTGTTCCTCACGTCCGGGTCGGCCTTCGATTACGGCGGGGACCGATTCATGACGACGCACGTCGATATGAACAATCAGGAAATCACTGTGACCGCCACGTCGCGGGTAACCTGCGACGAGTTCTCCAACGCCCTCGACACGGGCGTCTCACTGGCCGAATACGAAGCCAAGACTCCGAAGACGATCTACAACGTGTTCCAGTTCAACCAACCGCACAAGGAGTACAAGCCGGAATGATACCCAACAAGAACCTAGGCGCCGGCGACACGTGGGGTGCGTGGGTGCAGGATGAGATCTCCTCCATCAACTCAGGTCTCAACAACTTAGGGATCGGGGGTGTGCGCAACTCGCTGAACGGGTTGATGTCGAACCTTGACAACACCAACAACAAGTTGTCGTTCCGATCCCTCACGGGCGATTTGCGTCAGCTAGGGCCCAACACAAACGAGGTCTTGCTGTCAGAGAGCATACTTAACTATCCGGAGAACGGAAAGGGTTACCTGAATTTTTTCTTCTTTGGCAATGGGCGTTATGTGAACACGAACGCAACCGACGCTTTCCGTTCGAAGATGCAGCTTATCGTTCGAACTGCTTGGACCCCAGTGGGTGGAACGCAGACGAAGTTCGAAGAAAACTACGTCTCGCAGCTGCCGGGAATGTTCAACGGCGAGATCAACCCGGGTTTCTACGACCTTTATTCGTTCTTCAACATTACGGTGCCTCGCGTCACGCAAGTGGTCTTCCGTCTTATCGGGGAAAACCGGTTGACGAGCAACCCGCATAAAGAGCTATACAATTATTTCTACGGCACTATACTAGTGATGGAATCTAATCAGCCTAACGCGTAAGGAGAGGAAACATGGCTATAACGGACAGTAACGGGATCGCGCATATCGAGGGGACGGACCCGGTCAAACCATTACAGGGTTTGTTCAACACGATATCGGCTTCTGTGTCCAACGTCGTCGGCAAGCTGCGCAAGCAGGTCATCTACCCGGTGAAGACGCGATGGGACGCACAGAACAAGGTGGACGAGCTGAAGCGCCAGGGCGTGGAGGGCACGGCCGACGAGCCTATCATCTTCAATATCCTGAATGACCGTATCCAACTTCAGCACGACGGATCGGGGTTCACCTATTTCAGCGCTCAGATGGCCGTTCTCGCCGCCGGCGTGTTCGAGACCGGTTATCAAAGGTGGGAGCAGTACAAGCACAAATCGTTCACCGTTCCCTTCCCGGAAGAGCTCGATCGCGTCCCGCGTTCGCTTCTCTGCCAGGTGACGGATGCGATCACGCATAACATCATCGCTTTTCCGGTAGATAAGAAGCAGTTCGGGGTATCGGCCGCCTGTAACTGGCCGTGGCCAGTTGATACGAACGTTCACGTCAGCTGGGTAGCGCTCGGCTAACGCACCCCCAAGGAGCATAGAAGAAGCCCCCGCGCAATGCGGGGGCTTCTTCCTACTCACCTGCCTTATAGCGTCTCCACCACCGGTGGATGTCTGTGTTCGGCGTGTACAGCCAACTCGGTCCTATGATGTTGAACAGCACGTCGACGAACCTGTGCGAGCCGTTACCCTGGCCGTTCCAGGGGTGGGATGAGAACGGGTTATCCGCATCCCACTCGAAGACCGGGCCGATGCCGGCCTTTCCTAGGCGCACAGCCAGCTCGAAGCAGTCTTCGACGTGCAGTGCCTCGTTGTCGTAGCAGTATTTCCTGATCCACCGTGCGGTGTTCCATTTCTTGATCATCAATTGGTCCTTTCTCTTGTCGATTGCAGGAGCCCGTAGTAAAAGGCTTCGGAAGCCTGTTGGGGCGTGCACGCGTTTCCGAGGGCCGCCAACTGTGCTGTGCGCGACACGTCGTCCGCGTCGGTCACCCACCCTTTCGGGAAGCCCATCATCCACTCGATGAACTCTACGTTGAGAGTCCCCTTAGGCTTCGCAAGCGGAGGGGCCTCGCGACCGAGTGTTTCCTCCCAACGCTCGATGGCCGCCCCGTAGGAAGCCCTCACTTCGTCTTCGCTCCAATACTTGAGGTCGTAGAAGGATGGGCGCTTGGAATACCCGGGGCTTTTCCTGCCGTCCATGCGTGACCGATTGGGGGTCGGCAGACAGCGTAGCCGTGTGTCAGGCCTAACTTCGACTAGCTGTGCGTTGAAAGGGGCAGCCCATTTCTCCGTACGTTCGGCGAAGACGAAGAGACTGCTTCTCTTGTGCGGCATGCCGAGGCGGCTCGCAGGGAGTATCACAGAGCTTGTCGAGTAGTCAGCTTCGTTCAACGCGTCCAAGAGCACGTCATATTCGCCCTTCGTGAGAGCCCCTGCGACGTTCTCCCACAAGACGTAATCCGGCTTCTTCGCTTTCACGGCTTCGATGAACGCGTAGAGCAGAGAGCTCTTCTCGTCCTCCAGCCCTTTACGGGCTCCGAGGTGTGAGAAGTCCTGACAAGGCGTCCCTCCGGTAATGCAGTCTACGTCGGGTACCGCGGACCAATCGATTTTCGCCACATCTCCGAGATTGGGCACCCCGTGGAACATAGTTGAATGATCAAGTATCTTCAGCGCATTCCCGTCGGTCTCTGCTATCCACTCGATATCATTGCCGTACGGAGCGATGGATGTCATTATGTTGCATACCCCGAGCTCCAATCCGCCTATACCTGTGAAAAGCGATCCTATCTTCATTTCCACCCTCTCTCATATGTGGGTTTGTGGTGTGCTCGCTCGACCAGATAGGCTATGGCGTGCCGTGCGGCCTCTCTCCTGTCGTGGTGGTGGTCCTCGACCTTCTCGAATAGGAGACCAAGCTTGCGGAGGTTCTCGTCGCGGACGAACAGCCGCTGGTGCGGTGTGCGCCACACAATCTCTTTTCCAAGGAACCGGCCGAAGACGTGGACAGCGCCCTCAACGCGAACCGGGTTGATGTCGGCTCCTGGGATGTTACGGTTGACGTACCTCTCGCACACCACAACATCAGGTTTAACCATGCGGTCGAACATCCGCTTGTAGAACCAATCGTAGGTCTCATCGGTGCCGGGGTTCCACGAGTTGAAGAGTCTGGCCGGCTTGTCTTCCCCATAACAGAGGAGGACGATGCCGGTCGTACCACCGACCCCGCAAGGGTCTATAGCCAGTAACGTCGTCATCGCTTGTCCTCAGAGCCCGTGGTGCTGCTGTGCGTACCCCCAGTACCCGCCGTCGACGAATGACCGAGAGGCCGGGTGGTAATAGTAAGACGCCTCGCTCCCTGTATCGCCTCGTTCAGCTTCTTCGCCGATTTGCGGAGCTGCCAATCCAGCAGCGCTATAGCCGTAGCCCATGCCAGAAGCATAATAACGACCCAGATATTCATAGTATTTCCTTTCCTTCGCTTTGTTACCCCACAAGTAGTCAATCAACAGACAGGCGAACACCCCATAGTGGAACGGCCACGCCCAAACGGTCCACATAAAGGGGCGGATGCGCGTGTCGTAGTTCTCAATTCCTCGGTCGCCTCTTGTCGCCCAGATTTGGTAGGCGACGAGGTGTGCAATGGCGCCGATGAAGAGGACGAAGATAATGATTTGCGTCTCGTTGAGTGTCGTTGTCTGTGTCATGGGGTAGGCTCCTTTCTTTCTCCATGTCTCCATGGTAGCGAAAGGAGCCGACCCCGTCAACACCTTGGGCTGTGTCGTCCGTCACTTATGCGAGCCTGAGGATATAACGGTCGAAGCCAGCGGCCTGGACGCATTCAACCAATTCGCGCCGGCGTTTCTCCCATCTCTTCCTGTCCCATGAGGCGGCCATCAGCTGGAAGGCGACCGACGTGCCCTCTGTGCGGGCCTCCTGCAGGGCGAAGTTGCACACACCTGCCAGCTTCAGCTGGGAGACGAGGTCCTCGAAATGGTAGTCGATGAGCGACTCGGGATAGACGGTTGTGCGCACCTCGTAGTCGACTCCGGACTCCAGCACGAGGTCGAGCGTACGCCACACCTTGTCTCCTCGCACACCGACGGCTTTCTTGTAGTCCTCAGGCCGGGCTTTCACGTCAAGTCCGACCCAGTCGACGACGTGCATCATGCGCTCCAGTCTGTCCGGGAACATACCGGACGTGTGGACTCCTACCTCGAAGCCGAGCTCGGCGACTTCTTCGGCAGCAGAGATCACAGCCTCCTGGCGCAGTGCCTCTCCACCTGTGAAGACGACGCCGTCGAGCAGCCCGACGCGCCGCTTGAGGAAGCCCGCGACTTCCGACCAGGCAATGGCGCCCGGTGTGCGATTGTCGAGGATGGCCGAGTTCTGACAGTATGGGCACCTGAGCGGACAGCCCTGGTAGAATACGGTGGCTACGAGACGGCCGGGCCAGTCCACTGACGAGAGGGGGACTAACCCGGCCACCTGAAGGTCGTTGCTCTCGGTCAAGCCTTCACGCTCTCCTTCTCCGTGAAGCACGTCCTCTCTGCATACTCTCCCTTCTTTCCGATGTTAAACGACTGCACGGGCCTGAAGTATCCCATGACCCTCGTCCACACTTCACAGGCTTCACCGCACGTCTCGCACACGAAATGCTCCCCGGCGAGGTAGCCGTGGTTGGGGCAAATCGAGAACGTGGGGGTGATGGTGATGTAGGGAAGGTGGAAGTTGGTGAGCGCCCTCTTAACCAACTTGGCGCACACAGCACCGGACGAGATCTTCTCGTTCATGTACAGGTGCAGGACGGTGCCGCCCGTGTACATCGACTGCAAGTCCGCCTGCATCTCGAGCGCCTCGAAAGCGTCCTGCGTGTAGGCGACCGGAAGTTGCGAGGAGTTCGTGTAGTAGGGGTTCTTGTCGGTTCCAGCTTGGATGATGTTGGAGAACCGCTTCCTGTCTTCCTTGGCGAACCTGTACGTGGTACCCTCCGCAGGGGTAGCCTCCAGGTTGTAGAGGTTGCCAGTCTTCTCCTGGTACTGGACGAGGCGCTCCCTCATGTGCGCGAGGAGCCGCTTGGCGAAGGCGTGGCCCCACTCGGTGGTGATGTCTTCCTTGTCGTGAGTGAAATTGCGGATGGCTTCGTTGACGCCGTTGACGCCGATCGTGGAGAAGTGGTTGCCGAGCCCCCCGAGGTAGCGCTTGCTGTAGGGGAAGAGGCCCCGCTCCATGAGCTCTGCGATCTTGATCCTCTTCTTCTCTAGGGTGGACGAGGCGAGGTCCATAAGATGGTCGAGCCTCTCGTAGAGCGCATCTTCGTCCCCTGCCCACATGTACCCGAGCCTTGCGGCATTCACAGTGACGACGCCTATGGAGCCCGTGAGCTCGGCCGAGCCGAACAAACCGTTGCCCCGCTTCAGGAGCTCGCGCAGGTCGAGCTGGAGGCGGCAGCACATCGAGCGGATCATGCCCGGGTCGAGCTCGGAGTTGATGAAGTTCTGGAAGTAGGGCAGGCCGTACTTCGCGGTCATATCGAACAGGGCGCGGGCGTTGTCCGACTCCCAGTCGAAGTCCTTCGTCATGTTGTAGGTCGGGATCGGGAAGGTGAAGACGCGGCCGTCGGCGTCGCCTTCCATCATGACCTCGATGTAGGCGCGGTTGATCGTGTCCATCTCGGCCTGGAGGTCCCCGTATGTGAAGTCGCAGACCTCCTCGCCGATAAGCGGATGGTTGTCTTTGATATCCTCAGGGCACGTCCAGTCGAACGTCAGGTTCGTGAAGGGGCATTGGCTGCCCCAACGGCTTGGAACGTTGAGATTGAAAATGAGCTCTTGCATCGACTGCTTGACCTCCGCATAGTCCAGCCCGTCGAGCCGGATGAACGGCGCCATGTACGTGTCGAAGGACGAGAAGGCCTGGGCCCCCGCCCACTCGTTCTGCAGCGTGCCGAGGAAGTTGACGATCTGGCCGCAGGCCGACCTGAAGTGACGCGGAGGATCAGAGGCGATGGCCCCGGCGATGCCGTTGAAGCCTTCCTCCAAGAGCCTCCTAAGAGACCAGCCCGCACAATAGCCCGCGAGCATGTCGAGGTCGTGGATATGGTAGTCGCCGTTTCTGTGTGCGGCTCCTTCTTCTTCGCTGTACACCTTCGACAGCCAATAGTTCGCGATCGTCTTGCCGGCGGCGTTGAGAATGAGGCCGCCGACGGAGTAGCCCTGGTTCGCGTTCGCGTTGACGCGCCAATCCGCCTGCTCCACGTACTCTTCCACGGTGGAGATCGGGTCAATGTTAACAGTCAAAATCTCGTCCTTTCTACGATGGGTCTTCGATTATACAGCCACGGGGGCCTTGATGGCGGGATGGTGTTTGTACCCGGCCGATGCGTATATATCACTCATTTGATAGTCGAATATAGATGGCGCCTTCTTGAGGCTGAGCTCGGGAAATGGGTAGGGGTTGCGGGTGATTTGTTCTCGCACAGCCACTACGTGGTTCTTGTATATATGGCAGTCTCCCCCAGTCCAGATGAACTCGCCCACGTCGTAGCCTGTTTGCTGTGCGATCATGTGCGTCAACAAGGAATACGACGCGATATTGAAAGGCACCCCCAAGAATAAGTCCGCACTGCGTTGGTATAGCTGACACGAGAGCCTGCCGCCCGCTACATAGAACTGGAATAGAACATGGCACGGCGCAAGAGCCATGGCGTCCAAGTCGCCGACGTTCCACGCCGACACGATATGCCGGCGGGAGTCCGGATCGGCCTTCAAGCTCTCGACGACCTCGTATATCTGGTCGATGCCCTTTCCGTCTGGTGCAGGCCAGGAACGCCACTGGTATCCGTACACGGGCCCGAGGTTGCCGTCTGCATCGGCCCATTCATCCCAGATAGTAATGCCATGGTCCTTCAACCACTTGATGTTCGTGTCGCCGGACAGGAACCACAGCAATTCGCCCTTAACAGCCTTCATGGGCACGAACTTCGTCGTGATACGCGGGAAACCGTTACGCAGGTCGTAGCGAATCTGCCGTCCGAAGACGGACAGCGCCCCCACCCCTGTGCGATCCTTCTTCTCCACTCCATGCTTTAGAACGTCTGCGAGAAGAACCTCATACTGCCTATCGACCGTGTTCATCAAACGAACTTCCTAACCATGTCCGGACGGAACCCGCTCCAATGCGTCTGGCCGATCACCACGACCGGCGCTTGTTTGTATCCGAGACCCAACACGAATGACAGAGCGTCGTGGTCCTCTGTGATATCGATCTCATCGAAAGGAATCCCTTTCTTCGTCAGATCCTTCTTCGTCATCTTGCACTGGACACAGCCAGGCTTCGTGTACAGCGTTGCTTTCGTCATGCGTTTCTCCTTTCGTTAGTGGGATGCGTGCTCCCAGTCGTCTGCCGGCTGCCCGTGTGCGGCTGTGAACTCGACTCCGTTCCACGTAGTGGACATCAGCTCGGCGATTTTCGGTACCGCCCATTCTAGCTCGGTTTCGGGGATCGAAAAAATCAGCTCGTCGTGGATTTGCGCGCGAAGCCAGTGAATGAGGCGAACGTCACATTTCAGCATCCGGATGAGCGCGTCAGTCATGATCTCCCTCGTCCCAGACTGCCCCATGAGCGCCGAGGACTGCGTGTAAGACCGCTCGACGTTGACGCTCATACGCCGGCCCCACGCGTTGTAGATGTAGCCGCTCTCCCCCTGATCCGCACAGTCCTGACGCCATCGCACAACCAAAGGGTAGGCTTTCGCCATCTGTTTGACGAAGTGCTCCGCCACGTCGAGCGGTTGACCCGACGCCTTGGAAATCGTCTTCGCCCCGCCTCCATAGTTCCAGGCGTGCGAGAGCGCCTTGGCTTTCTGGCGGTACGGGTTGTGCTTTCGCGCCTCAGGATCGGCCTCCCAGCCTTCAGGCATGTGCGCCTCGTACTCTTCATCACCCCAGACGGCACGGCCTGTAATCTCATGCGGGTCGGCGCCAGGCAGGAAGTTCTTCAGATATGCAGGATCCTGCGCGTAACCTGCGACGATCCTCGCATCCGCATTCGAGTAGTCGAACGACACCAGCTTGCAGCCCGGGTCCGGGATGAAATAGGACTTCTCCACCGCGTTGTCGCCGCGAGCCGTCCACACGGTCAGTCCGGGCTTCGTCGTCGACGAGCGTCCAGATCGCTGGAGATCGTCGACCTCGGGGTGCACACGGCCGTCAGGCTGCAGACAATCGATTGTGAGCTGCGCAAGTGAGCGCTGGCCCAGTAGCTCGCCCAGCACCTTTCCGAAGGCCTCAGCGTGGATTCCGTGGCCTCTCAGGAGGTCCTGTACGACGCTGCCGGACAGCTGCAGGGCTCCGGTCGGTGTGCGCGGCCACTCAGGATGCGTGTGCTCGTCTACGCCGAACGCAGCCAGAGCGTCGGTGATGCACTGCTTTCCGACGTTCGTCCGCCATGGCTGCTTCGAATCAAGTGGCATACCCACTGACTTGTGCAGATAGTCGAGTAGCTTCTCCTTTCTGTCAGCCAAGGCGTATAACCTGTCGTAGACTTTGTCTTCATCTATGAGGAACCCGTTCCTCGACATCTGCGCGTTGATAGCCGCCTTCAACTGTTCACGCCAGTCGTACTCGTTTACCTCATGACGCAGTAGAAGCTCCTTGAAGATTCCACGGAGTACGACGACATCCTGTTCGGAGTATTCGCGGAACACCGGATCGTCGATGGGTATCAGCCCGAAGTCGAGATCGGAGACCTTAGTGCCGGGTGGGTTGAATTGCTTGGCGAGGTCCTTCAGGTCCATGACTTTGCCTTCCAGACCCATCTGGTATGCGAGGTTGTCGAGGGACAGCCATCTACGCACATTCGAAGGGCGGAGGTCTGTGGCGACGGGGCGCCCCGCCCGGTCCTTGTAGAAGGACGGGGCGGGGTATGCGATATTGGCGAGAACCATGGTGTCGATGACGCGACGGTCCATCGTCATACGAAGCGGCTCGTCGCTGTCTTTACCGAACAACACAGACAAGTCAAAGTTGTGGCCATTGTGCACCACGACGCCATCTGCTTTACGGATAGCGGCGATGACTTCATCATAGTCTTCAGTCAAGATGACGGGGCCTTCACCCCACGCGTACTGGCCTAGACGGAAGAAATCCCTCGGCGTCATGGACCAGCGCTTCTCGACGCCATGGGATTCGATGTCAAGGAAGAGGATCTTCGACCATTCTCCGCCGAACGGCGACGACCATGCACCGTTGTCCAGTAGATATCGTCGCACAACACCGGCGAACCACTGAGCTGCCGTGTCGATTCCACAGTCGTCCCACGGTTCGAGGTCGAAGACAGCGGCGCCTTCCTCGGTGTCGGACCACTCGTAGTCGAGGGGTCCGAGCTCCGGACTGGCAGCAACTGCCACCTCCTGGAACATCCCGATGTCGCCGGATGCCAGATAGAATCGCACAGTTCTCATTCATCCACCACCATCGTGTAGAACCAGCCCTTGGATTTCTTGTTCTTACTCTTGCCTCGAATGTATTCGAGCTCGACCGGGCCGGAGATGAGACCTCTTCCTCGCAGCGAAGAGATGATGTTCTTGTACGTCCACTCGTCCAACTCGGGGAATTTGTCCCGGACTTTCGTGCACAAGATGGCGTGGTTCGCCTTGTCGCAGTGCGTGCGAATGAACGTCATGACCGACTCCTGCTGCTTGACGTAGTGGCTCGCCGTCACGTCGTTGAGCGCCTTGAGCAGACACCGTACCCAATGGTTGGCGTAGTAGATGGCGTTCAGCATGTGCGTCTTGGTGATCACGCCGTCCTCTCTATCCATGAGGCTGAACATCCCGGCTACCTGGGGAACGGTGATGCACAGCCGTCGGAAGGCAGATTCGAAGATCGACGACTTGTCTTCGACGATGTCGAAGCGCTGTACATTGAGACACCATGTCTCGTAGCGGTCGAGCGCCTCGTCGTCCACGTCGAGGAGAATGCGGTTCACGTCGAGCTCCCGTTCCTGAAGTCGCTGCTCCACATCGGGCACATCGTCAGTCTTGTAGCACACACGGCACAGCTGGTTGACGCGGCTGGCCAACGTGTGCGCGAGCTTCTGCGCTTTCCTGTCGCGGTCTTTGCTGTTGCCGAACTTTCGACGGCTATTGAACATGGCGGCGATCTTCGGCTTATCATCGCTCTTACCCTCATTGTCTTCTTCGATGTATGTTACCCACGTGAATCGCGTGAGGAACCCGTTCTTGAAGTTGCGCATTTCGAGGATGTCGATCGACTCATCGTAGATACCTGTGAGGATCACATTGAGGTGTGCGTTGGCCCTGTCGACGCCTTCCGTGGTGATACGACGAGTCATCTCGACTTCGCCGCTGAACAACTTGCACAGGCCGGCGTCGAAGCCGTTCCATGACCCGCGGTTATCCATGATATCTCGAAACTTGTCTTGGATCTCATCGAGGGCCATGTACGTTGGTGTGTTGTGAAATGGAGCGATATCACGCTTCATAGCTTGGATAGTGGAGTCGCTTGCCACTTTGATGCTGTTAGCACGCCCTATCAGAGTACCGCACAGGTCGATGACCGCCTGAGCTCCGTTGACGGCCGTGGTCTTGTGCGCAGTACCGGAGGGGCCGAGGATAAGCGGCCAGAAGCGAAGCCCCTGCTCGTCATCCCCCGTCGTGTTGATGGACCCGAAGGCTCCGATCGTCGTAGCCATCGTCACAACACCCAGTGCAGCATGATATGCATCCGCAGTGTCCGTCACTGTACGACCGTAGTCTATGTAATCCTTGACGAACGTGGGGTTGTCGTCGCTTTCTATGAAAGCCACCTCGTCGTCGGTGAGAAGCTGTATCTCGCCGGTTTGGTATTCCCGGATGGCGTTGGCGAAGCTTTCGTCTCCGAGAGCGATCCCGTTCTCGTCTAGGTGCGTGAAGCTGTCCTTGTACTCCTTACTGAATTTCTCGACCTCTTTCCACGTGCACTGTTCCCAATTATCTCGTCTCGGAATAGCGTGGCCTTCCTTGGTTTTCCGACCAGCGTAGACGGGGTTGTACTTGTTGCAGTGTGCGCGGAGCATCAACTGGTACACCTCGTTGTCGGTGAACGTAGAACGAAATAGCTCCATCTGGAACTTCTTGGCCGTCTGAGACCAACTCTGACGCCCATCCTCGATCTCGTCGAGATACATAGACCGAAGCGACTGCGTCTTGAGCTTATCTTCGATGACGCGAAGCTGCTCATCATCGCACATAGGGGGCGCTTCTCCGACCTTCTTCGCCTCTACGAGGAGCACAACGGGGTAGACCGCTTTAATCTCATCCAACGTGTAAACGGCGCCAATGTTCTCCACCACGCGCACAGGGTAGTCTGCGCCGTACTTCGTGTTGACGGAGCCCGGCACTCGAAGCAGCTTGGACGCCTGCCAGCCGGAGTCGCAGCCTTTGTCACGGTGCTTCTGATAGATGGACCTCGCAACCTCTGAGCACTCGGCCAGCGAGTATGCCTTGTCGAGGACCCACCAACAATGCGTGCGACTTCTCGATGTGCGCACAACCAAACTCGGCTCGACCTCGAATTCGCTCGGCGGGCAGGTATCGGCCTCGGCCCACACAACACCGCACATGGCGCCTTCGTCATCGCCTGAGCGGCTCTTGCCTGTGAAGACGCCGACCGAGCAGTAGGTGTTCTCATCCTCGCGCATCGACAGGTAGCGCTGGGCGAAGTCGCGCTTCTCCGGCCACTTGACGAATTTGCTTTTAACGGTCTCCTCTTCATCGAGGGGATCCATCGTCACGATGTTGATGTACCCTTCGATGTCCCCATAGATCATGTCCAGGAATTCTATCGCTTCCATCTTCTCTTCCTTTCTCTTCCGAACCGACGGTGTCTTATAGAGCAGGAACGGCCCCAACGGGGCCGTTCCTTACTCCTTTCTCTTAACCGATGCTGAACTTCCTCGTCGTGTCCCTGGCCGGCTGGACCTTAGCCGTGGGTGCGTCCTGCACGACCTTGGGCTTCAGCGGCTCGCCGAGCTGTTCCAGCTCTCGCTTTCCGTCGTCCACGTAGTAGGACTCGACAGTTGCGTTTACGTAACCCCGATCATTGTGGCGGTTCCCGATTTTGACGAGGACCGTCTGATCGGGGTCGACCAGTTCGGTTTCGTCTTCGGGGATCAGGAAGCCCTCGTCGGGGTCGTAGGCGCCGACGGCCTCCCAGAAGTTCGGAAAGCTGTAGTTGAGCTTGCCGTTCTTCCAGTGCGGTTGAAGCGGGACGTTGAAGTCCTTGACGATGGCGCCGTCGTAGTCGTCGGTCGGGCCCTCGATGATCTTCAGGTCAACGACGAGACGCGGTAGCCCTGCATTGGCAGCGGACTTGTACTCTCCCTTCTCCACATCGCAGATGATAGCCCGGTAGACCCCGGGCGCCGGAACCTTGACCGCACCGCCGCGGCCTCCGAAGTGGCCGTCGGCTCCGAGAGCGGACTTGAGTTCCTTGTCGTCGAGTTTGAATGCCTTATAAGCGGGTTTGCGTACCATAGTGTTCTCCTCTCTCAGTGATTGTCGCAAAGCTTCCAGAGCTTTTCGATGGTCAGGTCCTCCACAAACGGAGGAAGGTTGAAGCGGTTCTTGGCCCCGATCGTCCGGGATGCGAACATCTGCGCTTCCGTATGCGACTCGCCGGTCTTCCGGTCGGTGTCCAGTGACAAATGTACCACCACGTCGGGCGTCTGTCCAACCTTGGCCCGCGAGCCGGAGCCGCGCCAGGCGAAGTCCGCCACCCCGTTGTCGTCGGTCTTCTGGTGGACTACGAGGATGGACAGCACCCCGGCGTCCTTCAGAAGAGGGAAGATCCCGTTCGAGCCGGTGGTCTTCTTGGCTGCCTCCGTCCAGATGGCGAACTTGTTGGGGTTCTGCTTGGCCATCTCGACGGCCTCGAAGTGATCCGCACACCAGTCATTGTAGACGTTGAGCGGGTCAATGACGATCGTCTTGTACTCACGGGGCATCTCGCCTGTGAGGAAGGCCACAAGAATGCGGTCCGTGTTGTGGATCCAGCCTTCCTCCTTGGTCATGCCCTCTGGTATCGGCATGTTCTTAGGCCTGACGATGTCGATGTTTTCCGGTGGAACATCGCGTGTGACCCCTGTCGTGCTGCCTTCGAGGTCGAGGTACAGCACTGGCGAGGTGGGACCGAACTTAGCAGCGGAGGCTGCGAACGTCGTCTTCCCCTGGCCGTAGTCGGAGTAGACGAGGATCTGCTCGGGTTTGCTGAGTTCGTCGGGTTTGATGATGAATGATTCGATGTCGAAGTCGGTCATTCGTCTTCTCCTTTCTCTTGACGGATGTAAAGCTGTTCTGTGCTCTTAAGGCATTGAAGATATTCCTCTGCCGAAGCCAGTGATTTCACTCTCTTCGGATCCAGCTTTTGAACATAGCAACGTCGAAGCGTATCTCTAGGTAGAGCCTTTTCAGCTTTCGATATATCGAAACGGTGAACCTCCCTTCGCGTCACTATATACGGCCCGGCTACACCGGACTCACCGACCTGCAGCCGTTGCTTGATAGCTGCAGCGAGTTCCTTCTTCCTCTCTTCGAGGCTGTCGATGAGCCCCGATATGTAACCGTACTCCAGAATGTCGTCTTGTTCTTTCATGTCGCACACCCCCGGTTATTTGTCCTTCTTAACGGCCAGCACGTTGCAGCGATAACAGCCGGGGTATGACGGAAAGTCCGTGAAGCCGTCGCACAGGGCGTCGATGATGTGCTGCCCTCTTTCCCACACCTGCTCCGCCTTTTCACGTTCATAGTCAAGGGTGAAGATCTCCACATCGGACACCTGCGAAGCATCCCTCGGAATGAAAACGACCTTGATCTTGTGCACCGTCCCCTCGCCGTCGCGGCGCTCCTTACCGAGCGCGTAGAGGTGGGTCTGTGCGACGTAGGCGATGTACTTGGCTTTAGCGCTGTCACCCGTCACATCCGGTATGTCCCCGTGCATCGAGAATACAGCGCTGAGGGCCTTCAGCTTGGCGCGGGTGGTCGTCTTGTAGTCGACGATCGTCCCGTCCTCCGGGTCGTAAGCGTCGGCCGTAGACCTGATGAGCCCGTAGTTCTCGTAGAGCCCGAGCTCGAAGCGCTGCTCCAGCTCCCACTGGGGGAAGAGCCGCTTCGCCCAATATTCCAAGCCGCGGTGGATGTCAGTTCCGATCCTCGCCCCCATGACGAAGTTGGATTCCCTCATCTCGCGGGGCACGAGCTCCACGCCGCTCTTGTCCTTGATGCCCGGCAGGATGTCCTCGGCAAGGCACAACGCACACGGGTTGGAGAGGTTCGAGGCCCCGACCCGGATCTGCTTGTCGCGCCGGGTCTGGGGCGTGAACAGTGACAGTAATTCGTCGTTCCTCATACCAGTTGAAGCTCCCAGCCTTTGTTGATTGCGAAGTTGACGAGGTGCTTGCATTCGATGACAGCGGGTGTGTCGCCCGTGTTGTGCAAGATGATCGGCCCGTCCTTATACCTCAGTGTGGTGTGCGGTTCCAATGCGGCACGCTGCGTATCACGCTGGCCCCACACGTGTTGAATGAATGGCACGGGTGCGAAATAGAGCAAGTCGTTGTCCATGAGGTTACGTATATCCGCAAGCCCAAGACAGTAGTCCGCACCATTCACGTCCAGCCATTTCCCAAGAGCTGGAATAAACGCATAACACTTGTCCATGTTATCGAACAGCATGGGTGCGCCCTCTAAATGGACGTTAATGTAGTCATCCATCATGTGCCTCCTTTCTCTGTTAACCGAGAACGACGGCCTCCTCAGCCCCGAACCCGGCATTATCCGACTCGAAGAACTCATCATAATGCTCGTTGTACCCCACGCGGCAGTCGAACAAGTCGAGCGACTCAGCCGGGTACAACTGGTATCCTCTCGCCACGAACAGCTTCAAATCGCCGTACTTGGCGCGGGCTTTCTCAAGGTCTTCGATGAACTCCGTGATCGTCATGGTGTGTTCCTTTCTCTCAATCAGCTTGTACCTTTACGGTACAGGCACAGCCCCGGACGTGCAAGCCGGGGCTGTGTGATATAGCTCACTTGTTCAGTACTGAACGATTGTTCTCCGCCTGCTGCGCGAGACGCTGGAACGTGCCGTCGTCCATCGTGTCCCGAGCCTGGAAATAGTAGCGAATGATCCGATCTGCAGGCTGGCCCATCCGGTTCAGCCGGCCCTTCGCCTGCTCGCACAGCATCCCGTTCAGGTCCTCGTCCAGCCACACCTCCACGTGGCACACGCGCTGCAGGCCGTCCAGGCCCTCAGCCGCGGCTCCGACAGTGCACAGCAAGACCTGCACACCACCCGCTGTGAACCCCGCAAACGCCTCACTACGTGCCTTGGCCGACTGCGCACCCGTGTATAGGGCTGTCTTCGCGCACACCCTGTGTGCAACAGCATTCGCGAACCGTTGACTCGACGTGAACACCAGCACTTTGTCGTGTGCGTGGTACTTCTCGATCAGCGCGTTCAACATGTCAAGTTTCCTAGAGCGACAGTCCGAGTCGAACGTCACCCTGTCCATGTCAATATCAGGGTCGTACACCATGCACGGCTCGCCCAACGCCACCTGACGCAGACGCACAAGCTTCACAATCGGAAGAGACGCCACGAGCAAGCCGCCCTCCACCTCGGAGATCAGCTCATATTGCAGTTTGTCATATATATCGCGCTGTTTGTGCGTCAGCTCGCACTCGACGATACGGGTGTCCACCGGCTTCCGCTCCGCAGGCAAACCGACCACACACGGCAAAGAACGAAGGAAAGCCCCCGGTTCCTTCTCGGCGACGATCGTCTCGATCTCCTGCAACCTGCCATACCTGTCGTGGATCCAACTGTTCTGAACAATGCACCACCGCGCCTTCCAGCGATGGAATGACCCCTCCACGAACAACCAGTCCCTCTTGTCGTGGGACAGCGGAACGCGGCTCGGATCTTCAACGTTCCACCACAACCAACGGCAAATCGACCACAGCCCTTCGAAGCGGTTGCCTTGCGGCGTAGCGGACATCGCCAGTTTGAAACCAGCATTCCGCAGGCTCCACATGGCCTTCGCCCTTCCGGATTTACGGTTCGATGCTGACTGCACCTCATCGTATACCACGAAGTCCGGCTTGGCCTTCGACCAGGGTAGAAGGTTCTCTTTACCCTTCTCGATGTTCTTCGCATTATAGTCGGATAATCCTAGGTACTCCCTACCGACGTAGTAGACACCGGGCACACCGGCGCGGATGTCGTCGAAATGGCCGAGGTGCTTCGAATCGATCCGCTTGAACGGAAGCTCCACGCCCTGCCGGGCGAACGTCGCCTTCCACGCGCTGACGATCTGCGGCTTCGCCGGCCCCACGATCAACGTCGTAGCCGGCTCAAGCCGCTTCGCCACCTCCACCGCACACAGGGTCTTGCCCGTCCCCGTGTCCGACACGTCCAAAGCGGCCCGGAAGCCATCCCGCTGTGCGACGATGGCCTCCACCTTCTCCAACTGCTCAGGTGTAAGTTCAAGTGATTGTTCGATCATGATCGAACAACCTCGAACTTCGCGCACGAGATGTCGATCGAACGCACCAACAGGTCCATGTTCAACCCGATAGAGAACGCCTTGATGTAGTACTTGTCCACATCCGCCTTGCCCTCAGGGTCCTTCGTCAGGAGGAACTCGGCGCCATCGTACTTACGACTGCACCACACATACCCCTGAGATCTCAGAATGCCCGTCACCGAATCGGCAGGACACTCCTCCCCCTTCACGTGGAACGGCGGGTCGTAGAAGCGATCCACCGTATGCCTAGACGCGTCGTAGTAGTACCCGGACGGAGCCTTTCCAGGGTGGAATGGGGGTTCGTCCTGTTTCACCAGAATCAGTCGAATCCCGTTACACGTGTAGAAGATCTGCCGCTCCGACGCGTACCCGATGCTGATCGCACGGAACGGTTTACCCTTGGCGTCTTCCACCGTCTCCCGGTATGAGTTGTGCATCGCCTCACTCGACGTCGGCACATACTCCAGTGTGTCGTCCGAATTGACGGCGAACCAGCCCTCAAGCGGCCCCTTCTTTCCGTACAACAACTGCCTCACAGCTTACCCTCCTCTTCTCTCCTGGCCCGGCGCTCGAACGAATCCTCCCCGCCTATCACGCCGAACAGCCTCTTCTGCCCTTTCTCCACGCGGTCCGCATAGTCTCTGCACTCACGTCGCACAGGACAGATCGAGCACACCCACTTGGCCCGCGCGTAGTAGGGGTCGTCCTCGACGTCGGCCCCCTCGCGGGGGGCGAAGAACAGGTGCATGCCGATGTCGCTCTTCTTGCAGCGCGCCTGCTTGACCCATTCTTCGCCCCTCCAGATGTCAGCGATGTCCATTACTGCGCGTCCGGCCTCCTCGCGAACTTCGACAGCTTAGACGTCGTCGGGCCCTCTTGGTTCACATAGTGGCCTCGCACATCGTATGGCTTCTCGCTAGCCGTCACGAGGTCGAAGAACCCCACCTGGGCGATCGGCTCGACATCCGCCGTCGCAGAATCCCGTCTATGATGCGTCACAGGCAGCCGCAGCGGGTGCTTGCCGACGTTGTAAAGCTCCAACGTAATCGTCCCCTTGAAACCAGGATCGACGAACCCAGCTGTGATGTGCGTCATCAGGCCGAGGCGTCCCCAGCTGGACCGGCCCTCCACCTTCGCAGCCATATCGGAAGGAATGTTGAACCACTCAGACGTTTCCCCCAGCCACAGCTCGTTAGGTGGCAGCACGAAGTATGGAACGGCGTCATCTAGATAGATCAAGCCCCGACTGTGCGAGTCGAAAGGATCGACCAGATACGGACTCAGGTGCACGTCGTAGCTCGCCGGCTGCAGGTTGTCCTCGTCGAATGGACTCACCAACGGTCTACCGTCACCGTAGTTTAAAGCAAACTCTCGAATGTCCCCATCAGATAACATTGAACGACAGCTCCTTCCTGTCCAGTGTGTCTCGGTCGATCTTGAATGCCACGACCGGCTTGTTAGCGTTCTCATCCTCTTCTCTCGCCTGTGCGCACACGCACAAGACGAGTCCCGCACCGCCGCGGTTAACGAACACATCGCCCACAGTGAACGGCACCCGCTCGGGGTGAATGCGCACACGCAAAGCCCCATTCATCACGGCGTCGTAGTCGTCGTCCAAATGCAGGCACAACCCTCCGCCCGTCGCCGACACGCTCTGCACGCTAGACCCGATGAGCGCCTCCTTCAGGGCCCCGACGTATGCGGGAAGCGGGTCGGCCGGCTGTGAGAGCTCCACGGTGAGAACGGTGTGCCCCTCCCCATCGAGCAACCGCCACGCATCCGATCCGTCTTTCTTCTTCACACGCCGCATAGAGGCGAGAGGGGTTGAGCAGACGCGAGGCTTATAATCCGAGATGAAGTACCCCGATCTTTTGAGGTAGGCCGAGACGCCGTTATCGAAGAACAGCGTGGTCCTATCGGCCGTATAGCTCACAGTGTGCAAAGACCACCCCTCGCGCACTAGTGGGTCAAGCAAATCGAAGGCCCGTTGCATCAGCTTCTCGTCAGTCGTCCTCGCCATCTTCGTTTCCCCCTTCCTCAGCATTGAAAAACAGCTCGACTGCCCTACCCTTCTCGGTCATGACGTACAACCTGTCGCCCCGGTCGATGACGCTGTCCACCGGAGAGTCGAGAAACGGCCAATGGATGAAGACGCCCGTCAGGCCATCGGCCTCCTCCGTGAACACCACACCGGTGGCCAAAAGAGCATATTTCTTATATTGGTTGACATTCATCGAGCTGTGCAGGTTCTGACCGTACAGCTCGCTGATCAGCCACTCCTTCCGGGTGATGTTCCGAAGCTCCACGTGTGCGATAACGTCGCCATACTCGGCGAAGAGTCGAACCTGCCTGAACTGATCGTCGTACCTCACGTAGCTCACAAGCACATCGAGATTGTTCAAGCCATAGCGCCCCACTCTATAACCCCAATCTCTCCTTTTGTTACGCAAAGGGAGCGCTACGTGGCTGGACAGGCTGGTGAAGAACAAGCGACCATCCATGACCTCCATGCCCATCAATGGGAGGCCTTCAAGCCTTTTCAAAGCATCCACGTAGTCCTGTGGTTTTTCGAAACCCATACTGATTAACCCTTTCTCTCGCTGATATGTGTATTAAGAAGTGTATACGGAAAGGGCGGGGGCCGTCAAGCCCCCGCCTTGTGAAATACATCACCATCCATTACTGCGCTGCACGTTTGCGAACAGACGTCAAACGCCACGAGCTAGTCGAACAGTTATTCTCCTCCCACGCTTCGCAGATCGCGAAGCTCCGGGCCGGCTTCAGCGTCAAAGAACCGTCTACCTCTCTCCACAGTCTACACAGAGTTCGGGTCGAGCAGCTGTCCGGACCGGGCCAACGTCCGCCACGGGTTCGTCTCCTGACTTTCCACAACAGGTGGAAACAACACCGCATCGTACAAGGAAACGCGCATGTGCTCCATATAAGCCTGCGGGCTGTCGAACTCCAATACGTGCAGGTCGCCGACCGTCACATAGAAACGATCGAAGAAGCACAGCACCATGCGGAAACTCGAAGAGTCGAACACTCGCACACCGTGTAGCTTGTACGGATCCAGCGGCTCCACGAACACCGGAATGTTGTCGAGATCCTTGAGAGGTACCAGACTCGCGGTGTGCGCTTCGACGTCCACGTGCAACACGCCGTACATCGAACCATCGAAACGGATGTAGTACTCTCTCAGCTTACTGCCCTGACCGGGCGGAATCAATTTCAAACCCACAGCAATCGTCATCTCCTTCCTAGTCGTCTCCTAAATAGAACGACCCGATGGTCTCGTGGTGCGGATACAACAGCACCCTCAGCCGCTTCGTCAACAGGTTGTATTTCGTCATATACCTCGCCTCCTCAGTGTTCACCGCGATCGTTCCATCCTCCCTGTAATAGCGCGCAAGCGGTGCGCTAGGCGCGGTGTCGTACGCTTCCGCTATAGCGATGGCGATGTCCTTGTGCGTCATATTTCGAGGCTCCTCACTTTGAACGCTCTGACGAACTCGTCTTTCCTCATGTCAAACGGCTCACCTGTATCCGGCTCGCAGTGGATCGTCTTAGCCCCAAGGTTATACGTTAGGTCGCCTAAGAAAAACTCGTTATCCGACTCCAACGACACCGCTACACATCCGTGCAGCATCTCTGTGTACGGATTCTGCTCTCCATCTTCTACAGTGAACATGTTCGACCAATCCTCCGGCACCAGCTTCTGCAACACCGTGTTATAGCACATGTCAGGCGGAAGGCGGTGGTGCACCAGCAGAATGTCTCCGTAGGGGTTCGTGTACGGCGCCGCCTCGTCGCATGTCGTCAAGTCGAAGTGCGCTGGCAGACGTTCGTCGAAGCGAGGACTGCTCGCGTCCACGCACACGAAACCGCGGTTCCTGATGTAGGCGCACAGGCAATCCTCATAATCGTAGAACAGCATGTCAGTCCTCCTTTCAGCGAGGCTCGACGATGACCAACCACGGCTCGTCCGAGGTCTCATCTTCGTAGAACGACGTGATCACGTCCGACGTCGTGTCCGTCTCTTCGATCACGGACACCGCACCGATCTCAGACTTGAGCTCCACCGAAGCGGCGGGAGAGAGGACGATGGATACCTTATCCAGGCCCTCTTCGAACCACCGGCTGACTACGAAGGACACGCACAGCCCCGCAGGCTGTGAAGAAACCGTGACCTTCTCCACTTCATGGTCCAGTATCAAACCGAACCGCGTGCTCACGTCGTCTGACTTCAACGTCATGAATTCGAACCCGCATGCGTTGTAGAACCGCACAGTCGAGCCATCGGCTGTGCAAGTGTCGACGACGTCGAGATGATGGGTAACGGTTTTCGCATTGAACCAACTGGCTGCGTTCTCAACAGTGGGCATTGTCCTCACGGTGTGTTCCTTTCTCTCAAGTCGGCGGTTGTCCCGCCGCGGTGATTACAGCTTAGGCGCACACGGGGCGGCAGTCAAGCGCCCCGTGTGCGATGTGCGTCACATTCCCCTTTGTAAGCCCGTAGTCCATTCGGCGATCTCCGCGGCCACGGAATCGGGCGTGTCGACGGGGGGGTCCACGACGATCGGTATGAACCCCGACAGCTCCCCCGCGACGAACGCGCTCGTCAGGAACTTCCGGTACGCCTCGGCGACTGGGATGGGGTCGTAACCGTCGGGGTCCGGGTAGTCCGGGTCCGTCAGCTTGGATGGGTCGCGGGGCATCAGCACGAACGTCGTCAGCGGAACGCGGTTCAGCCAGTTCAGCGTGAGCGCTACGTTCTCCGAGATCTTTTCATTTCGCAGAGAGGCGTACACCGAGGTGCTGAGCGCCCACCTGTCCAGGATGTACAGCTGTTCTTCGTTCGAGGCGGGGGTCGGCGTGTCGGGGAACAGCACGGGCTCCGGTCGGAAGGAGAGCCAACTTTCCATGTCCCTCGCGTAGTCCTCCGCCTTCAGGCGGTGGTTTTCGCTTTGTGCGCACACGGTCAGCGCGTCCGTGGGGAAGTGCCGTATGCGCACATCGGAGTAAGAGGCGGTGGACCGGGTGCGGCTTTGAAAGAGCTCTTTCAGGGCTGCTGCTACAGTCGACTTCCCCACTCCGTCAGGACCCTCCAGTGCTATGTAGACTGCCATCGTCTATCGCTCCTTTCGTCTATCGCATAGCGCGTCATGTCGTTTATTCCCTTCCTCTAATGTCTTTCGCTCTCTTGACGGCTGCCCGATATTCAGGCCACTGCTTCTCGTAGGGCCGGCGGTCCGCATCCCAGTAGTCCTTGTAGCTCAGCCCGGGGTTGGCCGCTATGAACTCGGATAGAGATGCGTAGAAGTCTTCCTTGAAGCGCTTCGCTCGGCGTTTGCGGGCCAGCTTAGAGGGGTCTGCCGGGTCCTTTCCGCGCAGGTCCACGCTCGACAGCGGATTCGATTTAAACTCGCGGAACATGAGCCGCAAGCGCTTCCTCGCCGATATATTGTCCTGTTCGGCGCCCGACAGCAGCGCATCGCTCAGAGACGACGGCGTGGCCACTGCCACGCCGAGGGACGCCAGCGCGGCCTTCAGGGCATCGATGCGCACAGGGGGGAGGATCTCATCGCCGCCTACCCGCACCGGCTCGGGCACTATTAGGATCGTCTTGTCGGCATAGTTCGAATTGAGAACGATTCTCACCCCGTATTCGTCCTCCACGTCGGCGCGCAGTTCCTGCGCACACAGGTTTTCGTCGGCGACCTCGATCGCCACGGCAATTCGTTTCATTTCGTTTTCTCCTCTCACTCGAAAATGTATTTTCGATCGATTTCGACTCACATTGCGCGATCGATTTCAACTCGATTTTTAGCACAGGGACGGATCGATTTCAAGTCAAATCGTCGAATGTGAATTTGGTCACACGGGTGTTGTGAGGGGTTGTGTTATAATCACGCGCCCGCGCGCACCCGACACGTCGCACACCACACAGATCGGCGGATTCACGCGGATTAAGCGGGGGGTTGAGACACAGTGTCTCGGTCATAGGGGCAAAAGTAGTTCAAAATTGAATCGTTCAGGACTGAACGTATTAGTTATTTCGCTATATGTCGAAATAAGGACGAGTCAAATTCCTAATACACCACCCCCACACATACTACTATCACATTATATATCCCTATTTGTATATTCCTTGTAATCCCTTGGTTTCCCTCCTTTGAAATTACAAAACCTCTTGGATCAGGGCAATGTGCTTGATCAATACGGCGATGTCACACACCGGGTATACCCAGCACGGTTTGCGTTTGCTGTCGTTTGAGAACAACGTGTTTTGCGTCTGTTCAGTTTTGTCACATCCTTCACACGCCTCCGTGCCGCCCCCTGTGCGCCGTGGGGTGTGCGCCTCCTCGCGGGCCCAGTTGCGCCTCAGGATCACGAGGTTGCCCTCTGAGGCGTTTTCAGGGTGGCCCCGGTAGGGTCGCTTGGGTCGGGGGCTGGAATCGCCTCAGAATCGATCCTCGTGCGTCTGAGGGGGTGCCGCTCGACCGCCCTGTGCTGTGCGGTGTGCGCCTCGGGACTGTCCGTTCCGCCGACCGCCAGTCTAATTTGCTTTATCTTTGAGCCCCGAAATTCAAAAATGGCCCTCTTTGTACCCGAAAACTGCCCCCGAAAATCGAAAAGGGGCTTCTTTGTAACGTTTAATGATGACCTTTACCTACGTAACCGTAAGTTACTGCTACGTAGGTGTAAGTTACCCTGTGGTAGGTTACGCTGGTGTAGGTTACTGGCGAGTAAGTTACCCAGTGGTAGGTTACGGCTTCGTAGGTGTAACCTACTGCGAGGTAGGTTACCGTGGCGTATGGCGCTCAGAAATGTGGCGAAGGACACACCGCTGGGGCTTGACAGCGGGGGGTGGCGGTTGATAGAATGGAGGTACAACAAAGGGGAAAGAGAGAAAGGAAACCCCAATGGACATCGAAATCGACTTCTTCGAAGATCTCGGCGGCTACTACACCGCGGACCTGGCAGACGTCCTGGAAGACTTCGAAGGCTGACCCGAAGGCCCCCGCCCCGGCGGGGGCCTTCCCATGCCCGCAGACGCCCCTCAGAGGCCCGAGAAGGCCCCTCAGAGCGCCGCAGACGGCCCCGCCTAGGCCACCCTACCGGGAGGGCCCCCGAGGCCCTCAGAGGGGCGATTTCGAAGCCTGAGGGGCGGCCCCGAAGGCCGGGGGTGTGCGCAGTCGAGCCCGGAGACGGCCCCGAGCGATTACGCAACGTCGGTGTTGCGAAAATCCCGGAACTTGGTATGTGAGCTTCGTCTCACTTTCGTGAAATCGGGACTAAGGTCCTAGCTCGAGGAACCATGTGAGCAATCTCACACTTGGAGGGGCTCTCGAGCAGCTATGTGAGAAACATCACAATGTGAGTTACATCACGCTCGAGAGCCTCTCGAGCAACCATGGAAAATACAATTTGTGAGCTGGGACACACTTGCTCGGGCGGGTCTCCGACGCCGGCGTCGGCTCCGAACCCCGTGTGCGAAGTCGAGCCGGAGTCCGCCGCGCCGAAGGCGCCCCGAGCAGCCCCGGAAGTGTGAGCTACACCACACCAGAGGGGCTTGACAGCGCCGCTCGACTGTGCGAGACTGGAGCCATCGGAACGAAGAGAGAAAGGAAACTCCGATGACCGCGAAGTACCCCTACAGCCAGGCCCTGGCGAAGTCGCTCACCGAGAAGCTCGGAGGCCTCGCCTTCGTCCTGCCCGACGGCGCAGTCCAGGCGGATACCCCCGACGGCACCCTGACCGTCTACGCCGACGGCGCAGTCCGGGTCCGCGAGTGCGGCGAGACCGAAGCCTGGCCGACCCTCCGCAGCGCCGTCGCCGACTGGGGCGTGGAAGTGTGAGCTACCCCACTCCGGAGGGGCTTGACAGCCCCTCCGGAGGCCCGCTAGAATGAAGACATCGGAACGAAGAGAGAAAGGAAACCCCGATGAGCACCTGGAAAACCGCCAACGCCGTCGTCCGGCACCTGGAGGCAACAATCCCCGTCTACGACGTCTCCGAGCGAGGCTACAGCCTCTGCGTCAGCCTCGTAGACGGCCGCGACTTCATCGTCGACGCCCCATTCGAGGGCGACGTCAGGATCACCCCAGGTGTGCGCGCCTACGAAGGCGGGTGGGACCGGTGAGGCGCTTCTGGGCCGCCGTCGCCGTCGCAGCCGGCATCCTGGCCGGCTGGGGCTGCGGCGAAGATCTCGGCCGCTGGGACGCCTACGCGGGCATCCGGGACGAGCCGACGGTGCTGGGCTTGACTGTGTGGCAAGTCACAAACATCGGGCTTGACAACGGGCCTTCGGCCCACTAGACTAGAGATATCAGCGAAGACGAGAGAAAGGAAAAGCTGATGCACACCACCACCACCACCTTCATCCCCGAGATCGACGTCCCCGACTTCGTCGCCAGCCTCCGGGCAGACCGCGAGCGCCAGCGCGCTCGACGCCGGAGCCGCCGTCAGAACCGCGGATGGGAGGCCTGAGCGATGACCTGGCTCGACTTCGCCGCCGCCGCTTGGGACGCCTTCTACGGGCTGATGTCCACCTGCGAAGACCTCGTGGAGCACCTCCCGACGTCGCTGCAGTGCTTCTTCGACTGGTGCTGACTGTGCGATACACCACAGGCCCCCGGGCTTGACTTCGGGCCCGAGACCCACTAGACTTAAACCATCGGAACAACAGAGAGAAAGGAAGACTCCGATGCACCTCTACCCCTACTTGACCGCCGTCTCCGATGAAGACGTCCTCGACGCTGCCGCATACGTCCTCGCCGAGCGGGGCCTCGAACTGGACGACGGGATCGAACTCCTCTTCGACGCCGACTGGGATGACGAAGACGACGGATACTGCGAAGCCGCATCCGAAATCGAACAGACCTGGAACTATATCCAGTACGACGTCGTGGCCACCGTCTGGGACCGCGCCGACGCCGAGACGCGGATGGACCTGTGGCGGGAAGACGCCGGCGCCGATGACCCGGATGATCCCGTCGACTCCGAAGGCGTCTGGGACCTGATGCGGACTGCGGTGCTGGAGCGCTGCGGCAGCCTCTACGCGCACCCGTCGATGGCGGAGGCTTGCATGGACGCCCTCCGGGCGACGTCTCCGACGGCGCTGGCACGGGTGCTGACTGTGCTCGAATGCAACCGTGTCGCCGACGCCGTGGCGTGGGGGCGGCGCACGAAGAGGCGGGCCTTCACCGTCGAAGACGGGTGCGTGGTAGTCCGAGCCGGAGACGGCGGCGTCGTGCAGAAGCGACTGTGGCTGGCCTTCGGGGAAGCCGACCAGCTCGACGGCGCCAGTGTAGTGGAGATACTGGGCGACGCCCGTCGAGCGGTCGGACTGTAGTGATGTTTCACGTGAAACGAAATCGGGCCGCCGCCGAAGGCGGCGCCCGGGGAGGGAGGCGCTATTGAGAATCACTCTCACTGAGATATGGGTTGGAATAGTTGGACTGATGTACGCGGCGTGGTTCGTCTGCGTCGTCGTCGAAGCGATAAGTTACCCTACGGTAGGATAAGTAATACAAGTTGGAGTGGTAGGAAAAGTAGCCCCTGGGACGTTAGTCCCAGGGGCTACTTGTATTTTTGGTGGGAAAAGTTGGAATTTTTGGATGGGTGGGTCGACTTGCATGGGGGGACCCAACCGCATACATTAATCGCTATTTTTCACTACTGGAAATCAGACTACGGTATGATCGCTATAATAGGATCTGTGCACGACATAGTACTCATCGCCGACCACCTTCTAGGGGCGCCAGCAGTAGGCTTAGGCGCCCTTATAACCGCTATCGCGACCCTCTACACGTCGCTTAAGACCAATAGAAAGGTCCTTAGCGTAAAACAAGACATGGAAAACAACCATGGAAGCTCTCTAAGGGATGCAGTAGACCGCATAGAGGACAACACCAAAATCTTGACGGACCTCGTGCACATGCACACAGGGCAGTTGGATGACATCCAGTGTTCTGTGCGCAGACATGAGGACGAGATAAAATCGTGGCATGACAAGCCCACGGCCCCCGCAGCAGCCCCTTGTGCGCATAAAGAAGATATACAACGAAGCGACGATAACGCCTAACCCGACGCCGCCCTATGACTCCAGCCTCATCCTGACCCCGCCCCCTCCGCCGCCCCCCAACCCGGACCAGCCGCTGGGCGCTACAGCGGCCTCCCTGGCGGCGCCTATTCCGGCCCTCACACCCCTGCTCAAAATCGAACGGGTGCCCGTCCCCTCCACGGACCCGGACCCAGCCAAGCACGACAGACTGCAGGTGGTGTATAGCCTGTCGGCGAATATCGTCACCACAGCCCAACTACGTAACAAAGACAACACCCCGCCCACCAAAGACAACCCCACCAGCGAGCCGAACCCGTGGGAGGTGGGCTGGCTGCTGTGGTGCTTCAGCCCGGACCCGACGCACCCCTACGACCCGAGCCCGACCTCCAACTCGAACTTCCGCTTCTATGCCCTCTGCTTGAAGCCCAACGGCTGGGAGGTGTCGAAGCAAGACCCCTCGTACAAGGGCGGGCAGCGCTTCCTGAAATCCAACACAGACGCCGACCCGCGCAAGTTCCCACCGCACAACACGGAGAGCGACAACGCAGACGAAGCGAGTGTCAACCCATACTCTGTCCTCATCAAAGCCTGCCACGAATATTCGCTGGGCACCACCCCGACCGACCTGCAAAATGACATCGTCCCGGCTAATCGGAACTCCGAAGCGGGCAACAAAGCACGACTGACCCCCACTAGAAATGTGTTCCACATCTTCGTGGAATCCTCTTTACTGACCACTGTCGTCGACGAAGAAAAGCCGCTGCCCCCGCACATTCCGGCGTTCTACGCGGAGGATGCCCGTGTGCGCTTCACCAGTATGTGGCATGCCGTCCCGAAGCGCCCCTTCCTCCAGACCCGCCCCCTCGACTACGACCCCCTCTCCCTCCACGCGACGGGCTACCCGCCGCAGGGCGTGGTATGGTTCTAG